TACGGCACCGCCGGCAGGGCCTGGCTGGAGTGGTGCGCGGCGCAGCATGCCAAGCTGCCCGAGATGGTTGCCGAACTAATCGAGAAGTACCGCGCCGCCATGGTGCCCGAGGCCGCCTCTGGCCAGGTGCGCACGGTGGGCAGCCGCTTTGCGCTGCTGGCCGCTGCGGGCGAGCTGGCCACCTCAGCGGGCATCACGGGCTGGGCGGCTGGGGCCGCTGCGGCGGGCGCGCGCAAGTGTTTCGAGGCCTGGTTGGGTGAGCGTGGGCACCTGGATAACGGCGAGCAGCTGCAGCAGCTGCGCCAGGTCAAGAGCTTCCTTGAAAAGAACGGCGATGCGCTCTTCACGTGGATGCATCGAGGGATGGATGACCACCGCCCGAACACGCCTTATCGGGTGGGCTTCAAACGCCTGGTGGATGAGCAGGGCGTGCCGTTGAAGATCGACGCGGCCACCGACTATCTGGAGCGCAAGACCGGCGATGCTTCGGACCGCATGAAGGCCTCGATTGAGTACCTCATCTATCCCGAGCAGTTCCGAGCAGAGGTTTGCAAAGGGCACGACTACAAAGCCGTGGCCAAGCTGCTGCGGGACCGTGAGTGCATGCTGCACGAGCGCGGCAAGTTCACGAACAAGCAGCGGTTGCCCGGGACGGGCAAGCCGGTCCCGGTGTTCCACCTGTCTTCCAAGATCTTCGAGATCGAGCTCACGGCAGAGTGACAACTTTCCAGATGGAAGGGTGCCTGTGATGGATCAGTTGGTTTACACGGTAGAGGAGCTTTCGCAGCTGTTGCGGTGTAGCTCGAAAACTGTCGAAGAGTGGGCGCGCAGTGGGAAGCTGGCCGGCATCAAGCCTGGCGGCGGCTGGGTGTTTCCGGCCGGTGCATTGATCCAACGATTGAACGAGCTTGCGCTTGAAGAGGCCACGGCCCGACGCAAGCCGCTTGCGCCCACTGCCGTGGCGATGGCGGGAGAGTCGCTGACGCGCCGCCGGGGCAACAAGCGCCAGTTGCCGCAGCTGCCGGACTTTCGCCCCTCAAAGTAGCCCTGCTGGGACCGGCCGAGGGCCACGGGTTTTTGGCAGGGCCGGCCGTGAGCAGTTGTGCTGCTGTCCTTTTCTGTTCCCGCTTCACGCGTTGAAGGGAACACGACGCGCGCGAAAAGCGGGAACAGCCTTCTTCAATGCTGACAGGCACTTAGCGGCGTTTTTCGGCCTTGTTCCCTACGTTCCCCGCGTTCCCGCTGTTTTTCAAGGCAGGGGAAGGTGACGCTAGAAGAAGTGCTTGTGTCGGCCGGCTGAAATGTGCCCCCAAATCGCCGCGATGTGCCCCCAACTGATGCCCCCAAGCAGTCTGGCTTGAGGCGCATGATTGCGCACCGTTGCGCACCAACACAAGGCCTCAGAACCTACTCCACACCTATGAAAAAAGGCCCATCGGGGGCTCTTTGTGGATGGCCGTGGAGGACTGTGGAGAAATGCTGCTGGTGCCCAGGACGGGACTCGAACCCGTATACCCTGCGAGGGGTCGCGGATTTTAAGTCCGCTGCGTCTACCGATTTCGCCACCCGGGCGGGCGAGCCATTATGCGAGGGGCGGCGGGGGCAGCCCGCCAATGCAACAGGGCTCCGCGATGGGAGCCCTGGGCAATCAGATCTGGAGGCGCGATCCGGAGTCGAACCGGACTAGACGGATTTGCAATCCGCCCCAGCTATTTGGAATCAAGGACTTACGAGATTGCCGCCATTCTGGCCCCTCGCAGGCTCTGCACGCTTGTCCAACGACCTGAACCCGATGTAGGCCGCCGCCGGCGCCATCATCAGCAGGGCCAGCTCGACGCTCGCGCCGAATGAGAACAGGCCGGCTGCCTTCATGCCTTCGAAGGCGATCACGTAGGCGGCGGTGGCGTACCACGACTGCCGGGCCATCTTCGGCCTGGTGTGGCGTACGTATTCGTCTTCCGCGTTGTCGCCGCTGCGGATTGTCTCTTGCTGTTCCTTGTGGGCCACGGCGGCATCGCGGGCCTCGATCTCGGCCATGGCGCGTATGTGCTCGCGGATGCCGGCCTCTTCCTGGATGGCCAGCTCGCGCAGGCGCAGCAGGGTGCCGGGCTCCTGCTGCAGTGCGGTCAAGACCTTGCCAGGCTCGACCTCGCCGGTGGCGCTGCTCACCAGGGCCACGCCTGCGGCCACCGCGCCCGGCACGTTCCCTGTCAGCAGAGAACCCACCAGCACGGCGCCGGTACCAGCGTTGCCCTTCAGCCATTCGCCGACTTTCGACCATGCGCTCATTTCGGTCCTTTCGGTAGGTCAGCTCTACGGGTTGCGCCTGCGCTCTTGGCCTTCAAGCGTGCGCACTCGCGTCTCGTGATCGCGCCACTCGTCGCGCGTCACAAAGTTGCCCTGGATTGCGGTGAGCTGGGCCTGTACCGTCGCCATCTGGGCAGAGATAGAGGCCAGGCGCTCGCGGTTCGCTGCAGCTTCTTCTCGCGCGCCCACGACGAAGGACGCCATGTACAGCACCGCGGCCGTGATGAGTGCCAGCGCAAGGCTCTGAAAGTGCCGCTCGATGCCGCCCTCGGGTTTTGCGGGGGGTGTTTCCATGGCTTCCACTCAGACTCCGATCGCAGCGGCAGCCAGCACCACGGCGCCACCGGTCAGGGTGAAGGCCACGTCAATGGCGGCCTCGACCCAGTCTTCCCGCTGCATGGGTCTGCTGCGGCGCCACCGGCCATAGATCTCGCGGCCCAAGGCGGCGGCCAAGCAGCCGGCCACCACCCAGGCCGCGCCAGGCTTCAGCAAGAGCAGCGCGATCGCCGAGCCAGCCACGTAGTGCGTGCCCAGCTCGGCGGGTATCAATCGAGCCATGAAAGTCCTTTCGGGATAGAAAAAGCCCGCCGGTGTTGCCACTGGCGGGCTTGGGGTATCGATGAGAACCGGTGTCAGCGTCTGCAGCGCCGCATCTCGTTCAGCCGCGCGCGGCGGCGCGCTATCTCTTCGGGCGGCAGCGTCACCGAGCTGATGCCCACCTCGGCGTTGCGCAGATCCAGTTCGCTGTAGCAAGGCTGCCGCTGCTGCTGCACAGGCTCCAGAGCCGGCCGGTTCTGCACGGCATACAGGCCCTGGTCGTTCACATAGACGTACCGTTCCGAGCCGTCGCCGTAGCGGTAAACGTACTGGTTCGAAACCCGCCCGTCCACGTAGTCAGAATTGATGAGGGTCGGACGGCCAAGCACTCGCACCACTTCGTCGTCGCTCATGCCGCGCTGCAGGCCGCTGCTGCCGATGCGCTCTTTTGCCACCTGTGCGCGCAGGCCTGCCTCGCCTGCGGGCTGGCTTTCCACCACGTTGAGGGTGGGCACGGCCACCGCCCCGCCGCGGCCGTCAGCGCAGGGCGTTTGCTGCAGCACGGTCTTGTCCGCCGCGTCTTTGCAGCGGTAGATGGTCTGCGCGTCGGCCTGCAGCGGCGCGGCCAACAGCACAGCAGCGGCTGTCAGGCCGGCCAGAGCGAAGATCAGCGTGTTCATGCTTGCTCCCGATGATTTGCGCAACATGTTATCGACGGTGCGCACGGCTGTCATTCCCTCTCAAGCGGCAATGCTGAAAGCTGCGCTGGCCACGGTCCGGTGGGTGCTGTCCTCGCACGTGACGACTAGGCCCGCCGCGGTGCCGGCGACGGTGCGGGTGCCTGAGATGACCCCCGTGGTCGCCGCCAGGGCCAGCCCGGTAGGCAAGGTGCCGGCCGTCAGCGTGTACGTGCGCGGCGAGTACCCCCCGGTGAACCCGGGCGAGGTGTCGAAGCTGTAGGCCACGCCGAGTGCAGCGGCCGGTGGCGCGAGCGTGACGCCCGCGGCCAGCCGGGCGGGCCCGAACGGCAGCGCCTGGACGGTGCCGATGACGGCCTCGACCGTTGCGCCGCTGGGTGCCAGCGACTCGACCGCGCCGGCGCGGATGAACGCGCGCTGGCCGATGGCAACCTGGGTGCCGCGCACGCGCAGCGTCGAGCCTGCTGACAGGCCTGGAGCGATCTCGCCGCCGGCCACACCTGTGGGCAGCTCGACCGTGCTGGTGCCATCGGCGTTGTGGGCGAGCACCAGCGCCACCCACAGGGGCGGGGCGGGCAGCAGGGCGCGGAGGCGGCTGAAGAGGTTGGTGGTCATACGACTGCCGGGGGCGTGAACCCTGCGAGCGGATAGGCAAAGTTCTTAATGACCCGGAGGTTGGCCACCCGCGCTGTCGGGTAGTTTGACGTTGCGGCCTGGTTGAACAGTAGGCCGCAATTGACCGAACCACTTGGGGCCGACCTTGTCCCCGCCGAACCAACTAGTACGCCGTTGATGAAGGCAGACATTGAGTTGTTGGGCTGGGCGCACATCGCAACGTGACACCACGCGGTGTTGCTCTTGTTCAAGGTTTGCACCGGCGCAACAGCTTGCACGCCGCCGTTGATGACCATGCGAACTCGAAACGTACTGGCGTTGAGGCCCGTCGATACGCGGATGTCCATACCCGTGTTGTTAGCGGGTATCCAGAAAATGTTCACGATGCCGTATTCGTCCCCCGCCGACAGGCCATTAGCCTCGACTTGCATGTACGCTTCTAGGGTGACGGCAGTCAATAGAGGCACGCTCAAAGAGGCGCTTGAAATACTGAAAAACGAGAGGCCGGGATCACTCGTAAGCGGCCGGTGAGAGAACGACTTCTTTGCAGAGCCCGCGGGCACCGTATTGGATAGCGCGCCTCGAGTAGGCGTCGGGAACACGCCGCCCAAAAATCCGTCGTTTGGAATGCTTGCAGTTTGCCCGTCGGTGCCGGTGAACGCGCCGAAGAGAAGAATGTCGGATGGGGGCGGCCCGCCCGCCGCCACAACGATGCTCTGCGGGGAACCGGAAACCGGGGCCGCGCTCGCCAGCTCCAGCGCGAACGTTGCTGCGCTGGCGTAACTCAGGGCGACGGACGTTGACTCGTTCGGCAGAGTCGTTCCGCTGGAGGGCGTAGCGGTCAGCCCCGAAGGGGTTGCGGAGAGTGTCCAATCCGCTGCAGACCCGCCCGAGTTCGTCACCGTTGCCGTCCCCGGCGTGCCCACTTCTCCTGAATCGACGGCCGCCAGAACAAGGGCCGCCGGCACCGGCTCAGGCGCCACCGAGCCCAAAACGAACGACGTCGGCCGCTCCATCGTGATGGTCTGCCGCGCCTGCTCAAGCGTGGCCGTCACTGAGACCGCTCGCACCATGCCAGTCCACGTGGCGTCTGACTCCACGCAGCGCACCAGCGCACCGCGCGCCACCACGCCGCCGTGCAGCTGCAAGGTGCGCGTCTCGCGCGCACGGCCGCCGAAGCTGTGCAGCAAAGAGCCGGCGCGCTCTATCTGCGCCGCCGTGTCGGTGAGCAGCTGGTCGGTCACCATCGGCGCCTGCAAGCTGCCGGAGGTGCCTTCCAGGCGCGCCTGCAGCAGGCCACCGGTCTGCAAGCCCGCCACCAGCACGCCATCGTAGGCCGGCTGGTCGGCGTTCTCTCTGCGGGCCGATTCCACGGCCAGCCAGGCGATCTGCACATCAGGCTGCGTGGTGGCCCACAGGTTCGGCGCCCGTGGGTACCGTGAACGCACCGACACCTTCATCTCGGTGCGATGCGCCTCCACCACCGCGCCGACGGCCGCCGCCATCTGCCGCACCACCGCAAGCGGGTCTGCGCTGGCCGACCAGGCGCCGGCCGGCACCAGCCAGTCCACCAGGTCCCAGTCCACCGCCACGCCGGTGTACGTGTTCGCCAGCGCCGCGATCTGCGCGGCCGTGATGGGCGCGTCGGCAACCCAGGTCTGCACGGCCTGATACGGCGCGCCGGCCGCTGCCGCAAGGCTGCGGCCGCGGATGGTGACGTCGGTGTTCTGAAACGTCAGCGGCTGGTCGATCTCTTCCACCACGAACCGCCACGCGTCGGCGCCCAGCCGCACCTCTATCGTGGCCGGCTGCTCGCCCGCGCGCAGCGCTGTCGCCAGCGCTGCCGTGCCGGCGGCCTGCAGGGTCCACAGGTCTGAGCCGTCGCTGAGATCGAGGCTCACGGAAGTGACCGGCAACGCAGATTCGTCGCGCAGATCAACCACCTCCAGGGCCGCGGTGTTCACGTAGCGCGTGGCGGCGACGATGTCCCGCAGCGGCGTCAGGCCGCCCGGGGTGATGATCACGCCCGTGCCCGGCGCCGGCGCGACGTAGGCCGAGCCGCGGCTCTGCATCTCGACAGCGTCGCCCCAGGCGAGCGCGGCCGCGTTCTGCAGCGAGGCGGCCTCGCCCCAGGCCAGAGCCGTGGCGGCTTGAAGCTCGGCCATCAGGTGCTGCCCAGCAGCCGCAGCGCGGCCGTCGCGTTGCCAGAGCCTGCGCCGGGCGCCGTGCAGCGCAGCACCCAAACGGGTGGCGCCGCAGCGTCGGTGTTGAAGCGCAGCACGCTGCCCACCAGGATGGTGCTCGCCCAGCTGGCCGCCAACAGCGTGAAGAACGGCGCGCCGGTGGCAGGGTTGATGGGGGCGAAGTTCGAGGCCGTGTTGCCCGATGCGATCAGGCCCAGCGCCTCGCTGTAGCAGGCGAAGGTGTTGCCGGTGAGGAACACGATCGCCCAGCGGTCGGTTTCAGCGCCCTGGTTCGTTGTGGCCGGCGTGCCAGAGTACGGCAGCGTGGAAGGGTTGCCGATCAGCGTGTCGCTGAACACGCGGGTCCACGACTGCTGCGCGAACACGTTGTAGACCCGGGCCTGTACGTCTCCGAAAGGAAGATGGCTGCTCACCTTGCAGCCCGACGGGAATGCGCGCGTCAGCTCGGGGCTGAATGTCAGCAGCGCCCCAGAGGCCGCTGTGACAACTGCCCGGTGCGTGATGCGGTGGCGGATGGTCACCGGCTGCGAGAAACCGGTGACGCTGCTGAACGTGACGGTGCCGGCCGCCAGGTTGGCCGTCATCGCGCCGCTGGTGGGTGTGGGCGTGGGGCCGTCTTTCAGGAAGCGCGCGATCTCGATGCCGTTCGCGCCCACGACCGCGAGCTGATCGAGGTCGGTGCGGCCTACGCTGACGGTGCTGACCGTGGCCGTAGCTGCAGCGGTGGCCTGCTCGTCCCAGATGGTGATGTTGTCTTCGTTGCGAACGATGGTGACCTTGCCGTTGCGCGCAGCGAACGGGGCTGGCGCGATGCCGCGGTCGACGGTCGGATAGGCGCCCGACACGTACGGCACCACTGGCGCCAGGGCGCTCACCAGCGTCAGCGTGGTGTCGGTGCTGGCCAGGGCCGCGGAGACGGTCGCCACGCCAAAGCAACGCACTGTGCTGGTGAGGTCTTCGGGCAACGTCACCGACGAGCGCCCCGAGACGAAAGGGGGGAGCGCCGAGTCCACCGTGATGCTGTTGGTCCCGGTCCAGGTGCCGCCGCCAGAGTCGGTCTGCTCAGTGCGGGCAGTCACCCGCCGCAGGTACTGCACCCCGGCAACGATCACTGCAACTTCGGTTCCGACCGCGGGCGGCGCGACGATCAAGTACGAGCCCGACACGACGGTGCCAGAAGAATTCTGAAAACTTATAGTCGTTCCGCCGGTGGTGAATGTGACTGGCAGGGTTGCAACGCCAAAGGGCACGCCCCCGCCGCTGTTCGCGACCCCGAGGGCCGTCGGAAGAAAAACCGTGCCCGCCTGCAGCGCTGCAGCGGCCTGGGCGCGGGTGGTGGCGGCCGTGCCGGTGGAGAAGGCCACCAGCGTCGTGTTGGCGTCGGCCGGCACCGAATCCATTGCCAGCGCGCCGCCCAGCAGCGCTGCAGAGTCGGTGTTGGTGAGGCTGGGGTACAGCTTGCGCAGGCGCGTCTGGCCGCTCACGCGGTCGGCAGATGTCACGTCGGGGAAGAGGTTGTTGTCCAGCCCGTTCTGCACCAGCGTGGCGCTGCGGCGGCCGCCGCCGTCCGCAGCATCGGTGGCGCCAACGGCGGCGAAGAACTTGAGGTCGGCGGCTGTCAGCGGCATGGCTTACCCGATGGTGATGAGGCGGATGGTGAAGAAGCAGAAGTCGGTCGCCTGCGGCTCGGCATAGTCGACGATGGGCGTCACTTCCAGCGGCTGCTGCAGGTGGTCGAACGCCACGGAATACGTGGCGCCCCGGTACAGCAGCGTCAGCGTGGGTTCGAGCTGCTGCGCCCAGGCGCGCAGGGTCAGCGCCACGCTGCGGGCGGCCCACGCTGCATTGATGTCGCCTCGCAAGGTGATGGGCCGGCCAGCAAGCTTCGAGCGGCGGTCGATGAGCAGCGCGCCGGCCACGCTGTAGCTTCGGCTTTCCTGCACCTCGGTCCAGTCGAACTCGTCCACCCACTGCAGGTCATCGGGCAAGGTCAGCACCGTGCCGCCATTGGTCAATGTCGTCGGCATGGTCAGCCCCCTCCCCCGGCCAAATAGGCCTCTTCAAGCGCGGTGATGAGCCGATCGGCGTCGGCCTGGCTGGCAACCCCAATGCCGGCCCTCTGGCCGCCGATGGTCACGTTGACGGTATAGCTGCCCGGCTGCACGGCCGGCGGCGAAACAGGCGCCGGGGCGGGGGCTGGCGGTTGCGGCCTGGATGCAGACCCGAATGAGCTGTAGCCGGAGCTGCCGTTGAATCCGCCAGGATCTCGGGCGCGCGTTCCCAGCGGGTCGCGGATGCGCTGGTCCATACGGGCCGCAGCCTCGGGCGTGAGCTCCCACACGCCCAGGCCGAAAGGACCCTCGCCGCGGCGGTTGGTATTGAAGACGTAGTCGGCCGGGTTGCCGGGCGGCGGCGGGATCTGGCCGCCCGAAGTGCGCGTGATGCCGCCGTTCGGCGTGTTGCGGATCAGCTCGCCGTAAGAGTCGATCTTCGGCAGATCGCCGTCGACCCGCTTGTTGCGCGCGTCGAGGGCAGAGTCGCCGATCTTGCCGGCCAGCTGATTGATGGCCTCACCGGCCTGGTTGACCTCGCGCCCGAGCTCCCCAAAACGCTTAGTGGCACCCTGCACTGCCGTCTCGGCACCGGCCATGGCGCTGACGATGGTCTTGCCGGTCTTGTCGGCCTGCAGCTGCACCTGCAGGCCAGACGCCTGGAGCTTGATCTCGCTGCTGGCCACGCCGCCGTTCGCGGCGATGGCACTTTCTGCGTACTGCTTGAAGGCGGTCTGCTTTTGCGCGAGGCTCAGCGTGGCGTCGTTCTTGATGACGAGCCAGGCCTGCGCGTTCTTGTCTGCCAGCGCCTGCAGCTCGGTACGGCTTTTCAGGCCGAACTGCCGGTAAGCCTCAGCCACCGAGTTGATGCCGGGCGTAAGTTCCTGGAGCTTGCGCCTGGCCTTCTCAAGCCCGTCGGTCAATTCTTCGCCCGTGAGCTTGCCTTGCTTGCCCAGGCTTTCCAGCCGCTGTATCACCGCCTGCACGGCACGCTCGGTGCTGGCAGCCGCGGTGGCCTTGTCCAGCGCGGTGGCCAGAAGGCGGCCCTGGTCAACGGCGCTGGCGCCCACGCTGTCCAGCGCAACCACCAGCGCGTCGACGTCGTTGATGGCACTCGTGGCGGTGGCGCTGAAGCCGGTCTTCAGCTCACCCAGCGAAGCGCCGGCGCGGCGCAGTGCCTCTTCTGAGATGGCGTCTATTGATGCCTTCAGGCGTCGGGCACCCTGATCGCTGCCGTCGAAAGCCGCACGCGCCTTGGCCTCGAACGCGCCCAGGTCCAGATCCTTCAGCGCGGCGCCCAGCGTGGCGCGAAGTTGGTCTGCGGTGATCTTGCCGCTGAGCACCAGCGCATCCAGCGCGGCGCCGGCGTCGGTGATGCCTTTCACATCGCCCAGCTGCAGGCTCTTGGCCACCTTCTGCAAGGCCTGCTCGACGCTCTCGCCCTTCTTCACGACCTGATCGAACTCGGCCACCACGGCCTTGGCCTCTTTGGTGAGGCCCTGCTTCGCTTCGGCCGCCCGCTGGGCTTGCGCCGCCACTTCTGCGGTGGCTGCAGCGTTCGAACGCGCGGCGGCTTCCTCGGCTGCCAGGCGGCGCTCGTTTTCCTCGATCACCTTGCCGTAGCCCAAGAGCTTGGCAACGCCTTCGCCGATGGCGGTGCCGATCTCGGTGACGTTGGTGAGCACGCCCACCAGCGTGAAGGCCTTCAGCCCGGCCAGAGCTGCAGCAAAGCGGCCTGCATTCGCCACGCCCGCGGCAGACGCCACATTGGATGCGCCCTGCGCCGCCGTCATGGCCACCACTTCGGCGGTGGCAAGCTTGGCCGCGGAACCCACGCCCAGGAAGCTTTGCGCCAGGCCGATGGCCTTGTAGGCCGCAGCCGCCTTGCCCACGCTGAACAGCACGGTGGCCAGCGTGTCGAGGTTGTTCGCCAGGCCGTTGATGAGGCCGGCGGCAGCCTGGCTGATGCCGTTGGCCTTGTCCACCTCGCCGACGTAGAGCGTCCAGCTGTTGCTGAGGTTCTGGATTGCCCGGCCCACCGTCAGCGGGAGCGTGCCGAACTCGCGCTGCACGGCACCGGCCTGGCCCTGCAGCGCCTTGATCACCACCTCGCTGCTGAGCTGGCCTTCGTTGGCCAGCGCGCGCAACTCGCCGCGGGCCACGCCCAGGCCGTCTGCCAGTGCCTGCGCCAGGCGCGGGCTTTGCTCGACAACGGAGTTGAACTCTTCCCCGCGCAGCACCCCGCTCTGCAGGCCCTGGATGAGCTGCGTGATGGCGGCATCGCTGGCGGCCGCGCTGGCGCCGCTGATGGCCAGCGTCTGGTTGATGGTTTCGGTGAGTGCCAGCGCGTCGCCCTGGCTCAGGCCGATGTCGCGGCCCGCCTGGGCAATGCGGGTGAACAGCGTGCCCGTGGTTTCCAGGCTGATGTTGGTGCGTTGCGCGATGGCGGCAACGCCCTCGAACGCCGCGTCGAAGGCGGCGCCCTCGCCCGTTACCAGCTTGATGCGCGACTGCAGGTTCTGGTACGCGTCGGCCGTCTGCGACACGTCGCTGATCAGGCCCGTGAAGATGCCGCCGCCGATGGCGACGGCCGCCACGCTCTGCAGGCGGCGATAGGTGTCGTTCAGGCCGTCGAGCGCCGTCTTCACCTCGCCCTGCGAGCGGGCCTGCGAGGCTGCGCTGGCGGCCGCTGCTGTGGCGGTGGCCTGGTAGCTGGCGGCCAGCTGCTGCGCCTGCACCTTGGTGCCGGCCAGCGCGGTGGCCAGCACCTGCTGCTTGGCGCCCAGCTCGGTGGTGCCCACGCCAAGGCGCTCAATGCCCAGGCGCGCCGCGTTCAGCGCGGTGGTCTTCTCGGTATAGGCGCGCTGCGTGCGTTCGACCGTGTCGCGCAGCTTCTCCATCTGCCCCACCTGCGCTCGGGTGGGCTTCTCCACAGCCTCGAGGCCGCGGCTCAGCTTGGTGGCAGCCTGCTGTGCATTTTCAAGCGCCGCGGCGGCTGCGTTGGCCTCGCTCAGGGCGCGGAGGAAGGCCTCGATGCCGGCACGCTTCTCGGCCAGCGCGCGCATTTCTTCCGCCAGCGCCTTGGCGCGGGCGGCAGCCTGGGGGTCGATGGCGTCGTCGAGCTTCTCAAGCTCGGCGGCCAGGCGTGCGACATCCTCTTCGCCTTCGGCGTTGGCCAGGATGTCGTACCTGATGCGTGGGTCAGCCATCGGGGGTTTTCAGGCGTGAGAAAAGGGCCGGGCGGCCATTCAAGCCGCCCGGTGTTGTTGACGCAGGCCAGCGCGGCCCGCGTTCGCTCAGCTGGCCAGCAGCTCGCGCACTTCGAACGGCGCCGTCTTGCCCGCAGGCGTGACCATGGTCCCGGTCAGCGGCACCTCATTCCAGTCTTCGGCCAGGAAGTCGAAGCCGGCGTCGGGCGTGAGCACCACTTCCCAGATTTCGCACTCGGTGAACTTCTGGCTTTCCAGGTTCTTGCCGTCGAACAGCAGATGCGCGCGCAGGCTGGGCTGTGTGGCCCCCTGGATCACCCAGCCCGCCGTGGCAGCACGGGCGTAGTCCACCAGCAAGGGCAAGCCTGCGGCACCCGCACCGGTCACCGCCGTGGCCAGCGCGCTGCCGGGGATCACTTCGATCAGGCCCAGGCGGCCATTCGTGGCGTTGACAAGGTAGTCCGTACCCAGCGCGTAGGTGGTGGCGGCCGGGCTGCTGGTGAGGGAAACCGCGGAGATGTTGCGACTGGCCACGCGGATGAGCTGACCGCTGTAGGCACGCACCAGCTCGTCGGTGACAGCGGTGCTGTTCTGCGAGAACGTGGTTTCGGTACCCAGGAACAGCAGACGGATGGCGTCTTTGTTGGCGTCGCGCAGCGTCATGCGGAAGGTGGGCTCCTGCGCGATCGACACGCTGCCGATGCTCTGGCCATAGTCGTCGTGGCCGCGGCTCAGCAGGCTGCGCCGCTCGGCGTTGGCACGCGGTTCGAAGACGCTGGCGTTCAGCGGGCCCACCCAGCCCTTGTAGGCATTGGTGGTGGGGTCTTTCTGGTTGAACAGGACCTTGCCGGCCCCGAGAAAACCTGCCATGGGAAAACTCCTTGTGCCGCCCTCAGGCGGCTTCGTAGGTCTGGTAGTAGTCGACTTCAAACGCGCTCATGAGCACGCTGCCTTCGACTGCGATGTCTTTCAGTTCGGGTTCGAGCTCGACCTCTGCGACGCGGCCAACATCAGCCACTGCCGAGAGCGCGGCCCGCCACACGTCGCCACGCAACGCTTGGCGGGCCGCGAAATGCAACGTGTCGGCGTCGCCCAGGCTGTTGGCCGTCATGGCGACTGCCCCGACGACAAACCGCATGCGGCGCTTCTCACGCTCATGGCCGGGCTGATCCAAGACGCGATCGCCTCGGTGCAGCATGAACAGCATGCGGCTGTTGTCCAGCTGCACAAGGTTCAGCGGAAGCGGTGGGTTGAGCTTCCAGGTGCAGCTGGCTGCGCTTGACACTGTGATCAGCCGCCCTGCTGCTGCCTGGGCGATGGCGTACCAGCGGCTTTGCATCACGCCTCCGGGTCAGGCTTCAGGAAGACGCGGCTTTCCGCCCCGTCGACGACGCGCTCAGGCGTGCGCAGCACACGCCACACCTCTTCGGGCAGGGCTTCCCCCGCCGCCGTGGTGCGCACGGTGCGCAGCACATCGCCTTCGGCCAGGTCGGCCTGAGCGGTGGCGTACTGCAGCACGTGGGTGCCCACGGTGGCGCGGCCCTCGAAGAGAGCCTCATCCACCGTGGCCAGGATGCCGCTGAACGATGCGTCGTCTTCGCCGGGCCGTGCACGGGTGCAGGCCACGGCGAAGTCGTCTTCATCGAAGAAGACATCCATGTCGTCGTCGAACATGGCGGGCTGCCGTCAGCTCTGCGTGCCGCCGGCCAGGTCGCCCTGGCCGTTGCCCACGGCGGGTGCCGGGGCGGGCGCGGGCGGCGGCACGGGCGCCGGTGGCGGCGCCGCGGGGGCCTTGGCCGCCTTCTTCGGCGCGGCCACCAGGCCGGCGGCGGTGAGCTCTTCGGCCAGCGGCTTGGGCAGGCTGGGCTCGTCGCCCGGCTTGTGCCACTTGCCGCCGGCCTTGATGGGCTCGACCACCACCACCTTCACAAGTTCGGCGGCCATGTCAGCTCACCGCCGTGGTGAAGAGGAAGCCTGCGGCGGCGCCGGCCAGCACGGGCTGGCGCGCGTCGTCCACCGGGAAGTACCAGGTCTTCTCGTTGTCGCCGTAGTACATCTCGCGCGCCAGCGGGTAGTTCTCCAGCTGGTACGTGTAGCCGAAGCTCGGGCTGCCCATCTCCGCCAGGCTGCGCGGCGGGGTGTACGCCAGGTGCGCGTAGGTGCCCCACACGTCCACGTAGGCCGTGCCGTTGTGGTAGACCATGCCGCCCTCGACCACGCGCTCGATCTCCAGCAACGCGGCCAGTTGGGCCAGGCTGGCCGGCGGGCGGTCTGCGCTGGTGCTGAGGCGGTCCAGGATCTTCGGGTGGCTGCGCAGCGCGGTCAGCACCTTCGGGCCCAGGGTCAGCACGTTGGGGCGCACGCCAATCTGCGAGCGGATGGCTTCGCGCGCAGCCTGGATGTCGGCGATGGGATCGCTGGCAGCATCGGCGTACGAATCCCAGCGGTCGGTGCCGGTGAGCGTGAGCTTGTTGCCTGCGGCATAGCTGGCGGCGTTCAGCGCCAGGTCTGCGCACTGCTTCTCGCGCTCCAGGGCCATCATGTTGCGCACCTTCATGATGGCGACGGTGGCGTGGTTGATGCCGGGCACGGCCAGGCCTTCCTGCAGGATCTCGATGGGGACGGAACCTTCGAGGCTGTAGTCGGTGAGGAAGTAGGTGCCGCTGGTGTAGCCGAACTGCACACGCTTGGTGTTCGAACCCGGCGCGCGCGCCGAGCTGATGAGCCGGAAGTCTTCGTTGCCGAAGCTGATGACACGGCCACCCCGCGCGCCCACGGGCACGATGGGGAACAGGATGTCGGCGACCGGGCTGCTCTGCACCGCGGCGGCGCGAGCGATCTCGGTCAGGATCGGGTCGATGACCCGGGCTTGGGAAGGCGTCTGCTGGGGCATGTGATGCTCCTGATGAAGTGGGTGGAGTGCGGGCTGATCAGTTGGCGATCAGCAGCACTTCGATGAGCTGGCCGGCCGCGGTGGCGCCCGTCAGCGCCCGGGCCACGGTGACGCCGGTGCTGAAGGTGACCGCGCGGCCGTCGTTGGTGGTGGCCACCGCGGCGCCGGCGGTGATGGCGGCGCTGGCTTCCACCATCGTGGTGCCGATGGCGTCCACCGGCACCAGCTCGCCCGAGGCGGCGCCCGAGCGGGTGACGCCGACGGCGTTGCCGTTGGCCGAGGGCACGGCACCGGCGGCGGTGACGAACCGGTTTTGCGTGAGCGCAGCCGCAGCGAGCAGCGTGAGCGTGAGCAGAGAGGTGTTCATGGGACTGGGTCCTTTCGGTCAGAGGGTGATGCCCAACGCCGTGCACGCCTGGGCGAAGCTGACGTTGTGCTGGGCGGCATGAGCCTTGGCGTCGGCGGCGAGCTGGTCGCGCGTCTTGGCCGCGTCTTCTTTCGGCGCGGCGGCAGCGGGGGCGGCTGCAGGGGCGTCGCCTTCGTGGGCGGCGCGGGCGCCGGCCAGCGAGGCGCGCTCGGCGGCCAAGATGGCCTGGGCCGCCTCGGCGCCGCTGGTGCGGCCGTCGACGGCCAGGCGCATCACCAGCGCGTGGTGGCCTTTCATGCCCTCGCCTTCGGCCAGCACGGCCTTGACGCGGGTGGTTTCAGCGGCCGCGCCTTCGGCGCGGAAGTCGGTGCGCAGCTGCGCGAGAAGGGCCGGGTGGTCGCGTTCGAGCGACTCACGCGTGACCTGGGTGTTGTCTGCCTGGGGCATGACGGTTCCTTTGTCGGTGGGGGTGTGGTCGTTCCTGGGCGCAGCACCGGCGCTTGCGGAAACATCGGGCAGGCCGCCCAGTGCAAACACCGCCTTGCGGCGGCTCGCGAAAGCGGCCGGGTTTGTGGCCAGCTGATCCACCATCGCGTCGACCGTGGAAACACCGTCCACGAGCCCCGCGTTGATGGCCTGCTGGCCGATGAACACACGGCCGTCGGCCATGTGCTGGAGAACTTCGTCTGCGCTCACGCCGCGGTTGACGGCCACCGCGTCGACGAACACCTGGTACAGGTGATCGACCTGCTGCTGCAGGTATTCACGGCCTTCCTCGGTGAGCGGCTTGTCGCCGCTGGCCATGCGCTTGTAGCGGCCGGCGGTGATCTCGGTGGTGACGCGACCGGCGCGGGGCTCGTAATCGTGCGTGGCCACCACGCCGATGGAGCCGACCATGTCGGTGGTGCCCTCGATGTAGACCGCGTTGGCCGCGCTGCCCACCCAGTACATTGCCGAGGCCATGGTGCCTTCGGCCACCGTCACCAGCGGCTTCTCGGCGGCCAGGGCGCGCACCTCTTCGGCCAGGGCCGGGACGCCGAAGACGCTGCCGCCGGGCGAATCCACGGCCAGGACGGCCGACCGAACGCGCGGATCGGCCCGCATGCTGCGCACCTGCTCTGCGGCCATGCGCGTGCTGATGCCGCCGCTGATGCGCATGAACAGGTTGGCCTTCGGCGCCATCACGCCGCTGAGCGTGAGCACGGCCACGCCGCCTTCGCGCAGGCTGTACTCCTGCTGCTCGCTGGCCAGCGGGCGACCCAGGCGGGCTTCGAGCGCGTCGAGGTCGATCTTCTCGCCGTGCAGGTGCGTGGCGTAGATGCGCTGGATCTCCAGCAGCTGCGCAGGCAGCAAGGCCCACGGCGAGGTGAGCAGGTCGAGCAGCTTCATGTTCCAGGCCTCAGAAAGCGCGAAGCCCGCACAAGGCGGGCTTCAGTTGTTGCGGTGGCAGGCACTGCCTGCGGGTGTTCAGTTCCATACGGTGGTGAAGCGCGGCGGCGGCTGAACGATGGACTGCAAGCGCACAAATGGTTCACGCGGCACCGCGAACTCGCCTTCGACGTTCCACAGCAGCACTTGATTCCTGACCACGCTGCCGATGATCGACCACGCGACGGATTGATCCTGCTGCGCCGACGTGCGCAAGCTCCACAGCAGCGCTTGATCACGGGCAACCGAGCCGGCCGCGATGCTCCACAGCAGCCCCTGGTCGCGCTGCACAGCCCCGCGGACGTTCCACAGCAGGGCCTGTTGCCTGAACACCGTGCCGGGCGCTGCTTCCTCTTGCACGTCCCATAGCAGCCCCTGGTCGCGCTGCACAGCCTCGCGGACGTTCCACAGAAGCAGTTGCTCCCGCTCGACCGCTGCGCTCTGCACGTTCCACAGCAAACCCTGATCGCGTTGAGCGAATCCCTGAATCGACCAAAGCAGCAAGGCGTCGCGGAGTACCGTCGCCTGCAGATTCCAATTCAGGGATTGATCTCGCTGCACTGCTGCCCGCAGGTTCCACAGCAGCACCTGATCGCGGGGAACGCTTCCACGAACATCCCAATTCAGGGATTGGTCTCGTTGGACGCTCGTGGTGAGGACGCGATTACCGTCCCCGTGGTACAGCCCGCCAGTGATGAAGCCGTGGTACAGCGCCATGGTTAGGCCGGCGTGACGACAGCGGCGCCGGCAGTGTCGGGAGTGCCGTCTTTGAACGTAACGATCATGTGCTTTGCTGCGGTTAGCTCAACCGCAGACAAAGACAAGTTGCCGGATGCGTCCGTGGCCGGTGAAACCCAAACCTTGACAAATGCGCGGTCACTGAGGCGTATCGCCCACACCTCATCGAATGTGTAGCTAATCCGCGGCTGACCGTCGTTGCCTTCAATGACGGTTGTGAACCCGCGCACAACGGCTTCATCCACCGTGGCGACATAGAACGGTTCGGCCGGGAGAGTCACCACCCCGCCCACCGGCATGCTGATGTCCGCAGAGCGCGGCACCACCACGCCCACCGCTGTATCGCTGCCCGCGAACGTCAGGCGCGAAGTGCCGGCGCCACCGACCGCCGCTGCGCTTGTCGTGATGACCAGGGCGTTAGGATTGCTGCCGTGGTAGGCCACGCTGCTCACCGTCATGCCCGTGCCGTTGTCGCTGACAGCCCAGCATGCCGTGGCGTGCGTAAGCCCGGTCTTCAGCGCGCGGTCAAAGGTGACGGTGATCTGATTGCGGCCAGCGTTCCACGTTGCCGACGATAGGCGAGGGCCGCGACCACCGCTGCCGCCGTAGTAGGTTTCCGACAGCGCCAGCCACCAGCGCGCGGCTACGGCTTGCAATGCCGCATCGGACTGCGGATGCACACCGTCCGAATAGTCGAGGTCGATCAAGCACGGGCCTGTCTCGATGTTCGCGTTGTCGCCGATGGCCTCGATGATGGCTGCGCGCAAGTTGTTGAGAGCCGCAGTGCGGTCAGGTGGCGAGCCCGTGCTGACTTCACCGAAGACGCCAATGTTCAGCTTGGGGGCGCCCGCAACGTCTGCCGCGAGGTTTGCCGCCAGCGTATCGAGCGCCGCGTTGTAGGTGGCCTGCGAAAGCGTCGAGGCGTTGGTCACCGCATTCGGCCCGAGGTGCATCAGCACGCCGCGCACGCTGGCAACCGTGGACGCCGTGACCTGTGCGGTCAGTTCCGTGTACTCGGCTCCGGGCTTGGCCCACGTGTTCGCACTGCCCGCAACGTCCGTTGACCCGGTGCCAACGCTGATGAAGGCCACCGGCACGCCCTGACTGCCCATGATCTGCGTGGCGAGCAGCGGCCAGTGCGAGCCCACGTTGGTGCCGGTGTCGATGCCATCGTTGCCGTTGCCCCAGATGTCGGCCTGCGTGAACTTCGCGGCCTTCAGCGTGGCATGCGTGTAGTTCTGCGCGTTAGTGCCGCGCCCCTCTGCAATCGAGTCGCCGGCCACGATGAACACATCACCGATGCCGACATCCAGCACCGTGGCAGAGGTTGCCGTTGTGACTTTCTTGCGCACCGTCAGCGTGCCCTGCCCTTGGGCCTGCCCGGTTAGGGTGCCCGAGAAAGAGCCGGGCGCAACAGCAGACGCGATGGTGACGTAAGCGCCGCCGTTGAACGACGCCTCGATGTCTTCTGTTGTGCCGGCCACCGTGCCGCTGATCTGAATGCTGCCGGTGCTGCCGCTGCGCTGGTGGACTTCGTACTGCTTCGGCGTTGTCAGCGTGATGCCGTCGGTTGGGGCCGACTCACGAAAGACCGCTTGCGCAGAGGCTTGCCCCTCCGTCAAACTCCAGTTCGATGTGCGCGTGAGCGTGGCAACCGTGGTCGCCGTTGTCTGGATTTGGTACGCGACACCGCCGCCGAAGTTGGTCCCGCCGACAGTAGGCAACGATTCAGCAACGGTCCAGCCAGCTTCACTGGTAACCGTAGGCGCTGCAACCTGCACCCAACCGTGAAGCACAACCGCAGGCGCACTTGAAGGCGTGACAGCGCCGACCGTAAACGAACCATTGCCGCTGACCGTGCCGCCGTTCTCAACGTCAAATGCAAAGGTGCCGCCGGTCGTTGACCAAGCGGTCACGAAGATGGCCGGAATCGCCCCCGTGCCCGCGCTGGTGAACGTGTGGCCGGTGCCGACCGTGGGGTTGATGCAGTACCAATGGCGCGAGTTTGAAGTGCCATTCGGGCCGCGCTCGGTCAGCGGTGTCCAGGTGTTCCCGAGGCTATCGCTGACAGTGATGCCGGGGCCGCCAGCTGAAACGCCGTAGTAAGCGCCCGTGATGACGATGAGCTTTGCACCCGTCGTGTCAATAGAGGGCGTGGTGCCGCCGTTTGTGCCGCCGATCTTGGTGGATGCGACGAAAGAAATGCTCATTTATGCTCCACGGGCTTGGGTGCCGTTACAAGGTCAACCACGAAGCCGCAGCAGTCCTCGGTCACCTGTATGTCAAAGCGCGCCGTGTTGAACACCTCCGCGCGCGAGACTCGCAGCGGCTCGCCAATCTTCAGCATCGCAGCCACCATCACAGCCTGCCGCACACGCATTAGGCGCAGCCCTTCGACGCCATCGTCGCCTGCGTCCATGTCAGCCGCTCACTGCTCCGGGGAACTTCGCCACGAAGGCGTTCACGATCCCTGCGCAACCATCCACAAGTTGAGCGTTCGTCAGGATCGTGGCTTGCGGGTGATCGCGCAGGATCGAAAACACAAGGTCGGCGCGCGTGGGCAGGCGCACGGGTGCGGGCTGGCTCAACAGCGCCGCGTAAGCCTGCTGCGCCGCCACGCTGGCCTGCATCGCCGCAGCGGTGGCCGCCTGCGCGGCGCCTTGCGCCTCGTTGGCTGCGATAGACGCCTGCCGCAGGATTACATCGCAGTCTTCCCACCACGCACGATGGCGCGCTGCGTAGGTGTCGGCAGGAAGGGCTGCGGGTGGTGCAGGTAGTTCAATGCTCATTTTGTTGCCCGATCAATTTGCTCCGTAGCTGCTGCAGTTGCGGCGGCTGCGGTGGAGTTGAGAATCTGAACCGGCACGAGTCATCACCCTGCTGCACGGAGCCCTGGAGTTGACGGCCCGACGCCAAGGCCAGCCGGTACGCGCGCCACAGGAACAACATCTCCAGCGCCCACCACGCCGCAGCCCAGGCATTCGCCCAGGTGTAGCGGATGTGCTGCAGGCGAGTCGTCACAGCATCAGGCCAGCGTGTCGCACTTCACGCGCACGGTCGCACCGTCGTTGGTGTAGGCCGCAGCACCGGCCGTGACGATGCGCTTGATCCAGATCGCGCGGTGCTGGCCGGGCGGGATGTCGCCCAGGCTCACCGAACCGGCTTCGTTGGCACCGACCACGAACGTCACGCCGTCAGGCGCAGTGTTCTCGTTCACAACGGCCGTCTCGGTCGCGCTGACCGCGGCAGCACCGACCCCGATTTCGGCGCTGGTGCCGGGGCTGGGCGTGTTCGTCGGGATGAACGCCACCGCGGCGATCATCGTCAGCGTGGCGTGCGCGTTGTGGATGTAGACGCAGCGGTACTTCGTGCTGCCTGCAGCAGCTTCGGCTGAGCCGACCACGGCAAACAGGTCGGTTCCTTGCTCCACCGAAGACTTGGCTCCGCCAATTGAAGCCGCTGGGGCAGCGTTGGCAGAGCCGCCTGAAAGACGGTACTTGATGTCGGTGTCGATGATGGGCATGTGCCTATCCTTCGTTGAGGCTGAGGGTCAGGGTCGCGTGGCGCCGGCCTTGACGCGCACAAGGCCGTAGAACGTGCAGCGCACGTTGCCGGCGGGGTCTTCGAGCTCAATGTCCCACTCGTACAGAGAGGCGGGATCGGCCAGCTTCGGGCCGCAGGTGATGGCGGCGGTTTGCTCGTCGGTAAGGCTGAACTGGTACCAGCCTTCGGTAGGGTCGGCAGCCAGCTCGCAGAAGAAGCTGGCCACCACCACAGCGTCCAGAGCCGTGCGGCGGAGCTGGCCGCGCACCTGGTAGCCGGTGAGGTTGACGGGCGCTGTGCCGTCGGGGGTGATGCCATCAGGCTGCAGCAGCGTGTGGCGCACCGGCAGCAGGCTGGCGCCCTGGTGAAGCTCCAGGTCGAGCCGTTCGCCCAGCGTGCTGACTTTCGGCAGCGTGGCCATCAGGCGGCACCTCCGGTTGCCGGCGCCGTGGTGGGCTGCTGCGGCGGTGCGCCAGCTGCGCCTGCGCGTGGGCGGGGCTCGATGCCATCGGCGCGCAGCTGCTGCACCTCGGCCAGCTTGCTGCCGTAGGTGCTGTTGAAGTCGGTACCGAACAGCTCCCACTCGGCGTGCTCGTGCGTGGTGAGGCGGCCGTCGATGGCTTCGCGGAAGGCGGCCACTTCGTCTTTCGGGTTCAGGCTGCCCTGGCTGTCTCCACGCCACAAGGCGCGGGTGTAGGCCCAGCGCAGGCGCGGGTCTGCGAAGAAGCCGGGGGCGCTGATGCGGCCGAGGAACACGGCTTCGGCCAGCCAGGTTTCGAACACGGGCTGGCAGAAATCTCGCGCGGTGCGGGTGCGCACGTCGAGCAGGTGCTTCCAGGCATCCAGGAAAGCCGCACGCGCGGCGGTGTAGCTGGTGTTGAACTTCTTGAGCAGCAGTTCGCTGCCCAGGAAGGTGCCGGCGCCGATCTGATCGAACACCGCCTGCAGGAAGATGCCGAACTGGGGGTTCGGGCGGGCGGGGTTCACCACCGAGGCCTCTTCGCCCTTGGCCAGGCCGATGACGGCGGCAGGGCCCAGCGTGAGGTCTTGCGCGGGGGCTTGCTGGCCGGCGGCGGCAGCTGCAGGCGATGACTGCGTGCCGAACACCGGGGCAGGCCCTGTTCCACCCGGCGTGGTGACCACCAGCGTGAGGAAGGCGCTGACGACGGCGGCCTTCAGCTCGGCGTCGGTGTAGTCGGTGGCCAGCTTGAAGAGGCTGATGACCGGGGCCAGGTACGGGATGCCGCGCGTTTGCTCAGGCCGCGTGCGCTTGAAGTGGTGCAGCGCGCGGCGGCGGCCGCTGGTGCCGACGGGGGCGATCCAGTCACCCTCCCACGGCTTGGACGCCGGCACGCCGCTGCCCGGGTGCGTGCGGTAGACGTGGTAGCCGGTGACGACGCCGCCGCCCGGGCCGCGGCGGATGCCGCCGCTGCTCTCTGCCGTGTCTGCTGCGCCGTTGGGGTTGCCGACGCGGTCGCCTTCAAGCACCTGCACGCGCAGCGCGTAGGGCTGCGTTGCTGTGCGCTCGCCATCGGGCAGCACGCTGAAGCAGTCGCCGCTTTCCAGGCGGCTGCGCGTCACCAGGTCTTGCAGGTCAAAGAAGTTCTGCTCGCCGTACCAGTCGCACTCGGTGCTGTCGGCCCACAGGCTGAACTCGGCGGCCACTTCGGCGGCCCAGGCGGCGCCCTGCTTCGGCGTCCACCCCAGTGTGGCCAGGTGCGGCTGCGGGCTGAGGGCCAGGCCGGTGCCGATGGCGCGGGCCACGCTGGTGTTGATGGCACTGGCGGCAATGCCGTTGTTGCGCACCAGGTGGCGGGCCTGGCCGCGCTGGTCAGGCAGCTGCCGCAGGCTGTCGGCATTGGCGCTGCGCGGGCGCGTGCTCCAGCGGCGGAACCACGAGTCGGTGCCGGCGGTGGTTTCGTAGCCGCTGCCGGCGGCGCTGGCTGATACGCTGGAAGACCCGCCGCCCAGCACGGCGGCGGCGTCGTTGGCCAGGCCGAGCTTCACGCGGGCCACCTGGCGCGCGAGAGCCGTCTCGGGCGCGTAGCGCGCGAGCAGGCGGTCGATGAGCGGTGCGGCCATCAGCGGCAACCCGGCACGATGTTGAAGACGCGGCGCGTGGCGCCGTTCTGCGCGCGGGCAATCTGATCGTCCAGGTCTTTGATGGTGGCCTGCACGGTCTCCAGCTCGGCGCGGCGGTTGCGGCGCGCGTTCCCGCCCTGGCCCACCACGTATTCCTGGCTTTGCAGGATCTTGGCTTCGGCGCGCACATAAAGTACGCGGCGGTCTTGCAGCTCTTGCAGCGTGGACATGGTCAGGTGCCTTTGGCCTTGGCGAGCAGGCGGCTGAAGATGGCCGGGAATTCGCGCTGCGTGGTGGTACGCGCGATGCCTTCGAAATCAAGCCGCGGCGCGTAGCGCGGCTGCTTCGTGACGAAGATGAGGATGGGCTCGATCTCGCCTTCCTTGCCGATGCGGCGCCACACGCCCCAGGTCTTGCCGATGCGGGCGGCGAAGTACGGCGCCTTCTTGGCGCTGCGCTGGCTGCGGGTGCTGGCGCTCTTGCGCTGGGCGGGATCGAATGCGCTGCGGGTGGCGGTGAGGATCTTCTGGATCTCGCCACGCTTCAGGTTGCCGAAGCTGTCGACCGGCGCACCGTCGCCCAGCACCGCGCGTTCATTGCCCTGGAGGAGGCCGGCGTAGCGCATGGCGCGCTCGAAGCGCTTCTCTTTGCGGGCGCCGCCAAAGACCTGGGGGAAGAGGTAGTCCTCAGGCAGCGTGCCGTTGTTGGTGGTGCGGTCTTTCACCGCCACGCGGGCCGAGAGCTTTTCCACCGTGGCGGGCTCGATGCGCGTGCTGTTCAGCGTGTAGCGCGTGGCGCCACCGTCGAACACACGCGGCAGTTCGGCCAGGATGGCGCGCTGCGCGGCCTGGGCGACGAAGGTGAGGCTCTTGGCCACCACCTGCGGCACTGCTGTGCCAACGAGCGCGCGAATCTCTACCGCAGCGGCTGTGGCGGTGTTGGCAGAGCGGGTGACAGTGAGCAAGGCGGCACCAAAAGAAACGGCCCCGTGGCGTGTGCCGCGGGGCCGTGGAAGGCTTGATGAGGAGACCGGTTTGCAGTGAATTGACGCCGGGGCGCAACTTCACTACCTACCTGAAAACAGCCATATTTTGGGTCGATGTGTCACATGCTGGCGAGGGGAAAGATGTCACATCAGGAGGTGACATCGCGGAGGTTGACTTCTGCTCTCGGTTTGTGCAAACGCGCGTCAAGCAGCGCGGAAACCTTGGCTAAGGCGCCTGGCTTTCAGGATTCGTGTGCGGCCGCGGGCGCCAGGCAGACGATGCTGCGCAGGCTCCCGGCGCCAACCTCGAATGGCGATGAAGCGTCGGCCAGTATCCGCAAAGGCCTGCATCGAAGCAGAGGCGCCACAAAACGCGAAGTTCAGCGCTCGGAACTCTGTGTTGAGTTGGCTGAGTTGTTCGCTCGCCGGGCCAGCGACAGCGATAACTTGGTTCAGGATGTTCATTGGCTCTCCTTTGGTGGCAATGGTAGACGTGTGTTGAGGCATTAGTCGGTGCAAACGTTTACAGCGGCATGGGATCGCGACCGCAGCGCCTCGCCATCCGCCAGATTCCGCTCCAGCAGCTGCCGCGACGTGGCATAGATGCGCTGGCGGCAATCGGCCACCAGGCGGTACCAGTGCTGACGGCTGACGCCGATAGCCGCCGCGGCGGCCTTTACGTTGCGCACGCGCCGGTAGTAGTGCAGCTCGAACACCCGGCGGTCGAGCGCGTCTTCGGGCTGGGCGAGGAAGGCGATGTGGAAGGCGGCCAGCTCAGCGCTGCTGATGGCATCGGGCCCGCCGTCTGATGGGCGACCGCTGCCCTTGCTGGTGAGCTTGCCCAGCAGCGACGTGGGCAGCGAAGGCCGCACGTAGAGCCGGCGGGTTCGGCACCAGGCGGCCCAGGCGTCGCACAGGGCGTCGAGGTCCATCTGCTGCTGCAAGGCATGGGCTTCGGGCAACTGCAGGCTTTCGCCGTCATCGGCCTGCAGGTCTTCCGGGTCCACAGGGGCGGGCGCGGCGAAGCGGGCCGGGGCGTGGGCTTGTTGGGTCATCAGATGCCTCTTGAGAAGATGCGGCGGCCGGTGGGCTCTGGCTGCGCGGGGGCTGGGGGCGGCGGTGGTGGTGGCTGTGATTCGAGTGCGGAAGGCGCCACCTCGAGGAGCGGCTGCGATGCGGCGGCGGCTGGCTCGCGCGGGGGCACAGGGGCGGGCGGTGGTGCGATGGGGATGCCGAACAGATCGGGCGTCACCTGCTTGGGAATAAGGCGCTCGCGCAGGCGGGCCCAGTCGGCGGCGGCCCAGCGGTGCAGGCCCAGGTAGTGCGCCACGCCCAGGTTGCCGACGGAGCAGTCGAGCACTTCGTTGCGGGCGCCGTTGGGCTTGATGTACTCACGCACCGCCCTGCCCTTGCGCCAGGTGACCTGCGGCCGTTCCACCAGCAGCTGCTGGAAGAAGTCGAGCCCCAGCGCCTGGTGGAAGCGCATGGCGCCAGGGCCATCCGTCAGCAGCATGCGGTTGAAGAGATGGTCTTTCGCCGTGTCGGTGCCCAGCTGCCACAGCTTCACGCCTTCGGCGACGCGCTGGCCCTTCCAGTCGACGTCCACCTTCGTGGGCGTGCCGGCGATGATGGGCCGGTTGCGCGAGCTGGCGCCCTTGGTGGCCAGGCAGCCCAGGTGCTCGGTGATGTAGGCGAAGTTGTAGACGTCTTGCGCGTGTTCGCCGTCGCCGGAGTCGACGCCGAAGGCGCTGATGGGGATGAGCACGCCGCTCTCGTGCTGCAGCGGGGCGTTGCGAAGCTCGATCAGCTGGTGCCACACGCTGCCCGGCGTTTCGGGCGGCACGGAGGGCGAGCCCCAAAGGCGCGTGTGGTCTAGCACCCAGTGCTGCAGGCCGGGGCCCCAGCCTTCGATGGTGAGTTCCAGCCAGGTGCGCTGCACGTCCACGAACATCGTCACCACCAGCGCCTGGTCTGGAATGACGCGGGCCGGGTAGGCCTCGGCGCGGGCCATCAGCTTCTCGGCGGTGGTGCTCTTGTCGGTGCCGTCGTACGGCAGGCCTTCGCGGGTGTTGACGAAGGCGCGCATGCCTTCGGGGTCGCCGATCTTTTCTCGCTCCAGCGCGCGGGCCAGCTGCAGCGCCAGGTCGGCCCAGGTAATGGTGCCCAGCGGCGCGTAGTAGGCCGGCAGGTGCACGCTGATGGTCTCGCCATCGCCCTGGCTCTCGGCCACCCAGCGCGCCTGGCCGCCGTAGCCCAGCTCAGGCAGCATGGTGGCCTTGTGGTGCTCGTCGATGTCGCTGCCGCAATCGGGGCACACGAACCAGGCGCGGTGCACGCGGCGCAGCTCGGCGTCGTATTCGTAGCGGAAGTAGTCGCGCTCCAGCGCGTGCAGGTGGCCGCAGTGCGGGCACGGCACGTGGTACGTCTCGCGCGTGCCCTGCTGGTACAGCTGGTGGATCTTGCTGAAGCCCAGCACCAGGGGCGTGCTCACCAGGTAGGCTTTGCTGATGCCGCGGAACTGCGTGAGGCGCGGCAGGCTGATGTCGACGGGGTGGCCTTCGTTGGGGATGACCTGCATGCGGTCGACCTCGTCGCCGAACAGGTAGCGGGCCGACATCTCGGCAAGGTTGTTCGCGCTGCCCGAGGTGACGATGTGCATCTCGCCGCCGTCGAACTCTTTGCAGTCGATCGTGTTGCGGTTGTCGCGGCTGCGGGGCTTGGCCACCTTGTCGCGCACGGCGTCGCAGGCCGCGATGGCTTTGCTGATGCGGCCGCTGAGGCGCTTGGCCAACTTGTCGCTGGGCTCCAGCGCCAGGATGTTGCCGGGAGCGCCATCGATCCAACCGAGTGCGGCGCAGATAAAGGCCTGGGTCTTCAACATCTGCGCGGCCACCATCGCCACAACCAGCGCTGTCGGATGGCCAGGCGAAAGAGCCTGGAGGATGCGGCGGGCGTAGGGCGTGTGGCTGAGGCGGTAATTTCCCGGGAAGGGGCTGCCCTTGGGCAGCACGACGTTGGCCTCGCTCCATTCGTCGAGGTGCAGCTCGGGGTCGGGCAGGCACGCGTCGGCGATGGCGCGCACGGCTTCGTCGTAACCGTCGGCAAGGTTCATGGCGCGGGGGCCTCCGGTTCCACGGGCATGGCAAGCAGGTCGGCGGGCAGCACCACCGGCGCGCCGGTGATCTGATCGGCAAGCGCCTGGAACTGGCGGCGAGCGAAGGCTTCGAAGACGCTGGCCACCTCGCGGTCGACCGCGATGCGGATCTCGCGCTCGTCGCGCATGGCGGCCAGGCGCGGTGCCACGCGGCGGCCGATGACGGTGGCGTCGTCTCGCAGCTCGCGGAACTTGGTGAAGAGGGCGCGCAGCGAGCTCTCGCGGTCTAGCACCTTGCCGGAGACCTTGGCCAGCTCGATCTCGGCCATCATGGCTTCGGCACGCTCGCGCCTGGCGCGCATCGAGGTGTAGTCCTCGCCGTTGCCGGCTGCCTCGCCTTCGCCGGGCGCCTTGGGCTTGTCTGCACCACCGGCCTTGGCCTTCGAGCCGCTGTCGCCTCGGGCCCGGGTGTTCTTCGCCCACTGGATGTCGGCCACCTCGGGGTCGAGGCAGCGCTTCTCGGCCGAGATGCGCGTGATGCGGCCCTCTTCCAAGGCCTTACGCACGGCCTTCTCGTCGCAGCCGCGGTGCCGCGCGTATTCCGAGATGGTCAGCAGGGTCACAGCCATGCCGAAACCCCGGATTTCGGACCACCGTTCGGACTTTTCTGCAGCCCAGCCACTGGCGTACGGCCGGGGGCCGAATTACCCGCACCGCGCCTCGCCGCAGGAGGACCCATAGGGGGTGCCCAGCCCGTCCGATGGCGAACAAGGTATGGGCCGGACTCCATAGTGATCTGCTGGCCAGCGTAACGACGCCGCCCCGCTGGAGCGGGCCCGGCTCCCTTCAACTCACCACCCTTCTCTTCGGCTTTGTGAAAGATGGAAGTGGAAATGGGCGCGCGCGAGCGTTGCACGCCTGTTGCGCCCCTGTTGCGCCCTAAGTTGTTGATGTTGCGTGGATTACGCCTGTTGCAGTGGGTCGCACACACAAGATGCAGTGCATCTGTGTTCTGTTGCCCTGCCTGCATCTGTGTGGCCGCGCGCATGCGCCTGTGGGGGGAGGGGTGAAACACCCGCAACACGCGCAACATCAACAACTTAGCGCGCAACAGGGGCGCAACAGGTCTGCAACACATCGGCGCCCTCACTTCTCGTCCCCTGTGCTTGGCGCACCACGCGAACGGCAGAACGCCTGCAGGTGCTCCTCGAACTCATCCACGCTGTCTGCAGCCCACTGGCCGCCGCTCACGCCCTCAGGCGCACCCGTGCCGCGTTGAAGCCAACAGCGCACCGTTTTCCTGTTCCGTCCAGGCAACGCAGGCAGGGCGAACGATTTGTTCGTCAGCCTGGGCTCTTCATAGGCCCCGCCGTTGATCCGCTGCACGCCCTCACGGGCCCACCGATGGACCTCGCTGGTGAACGCGCCCTGATCCGGCGGCCACTTCGCCCCGGTGTTGTCAGCCCAGCGCCTGAAGGCGCGGTACAGCTGCTCGTTCGAGCACACCCGCAACGGCAGATCCAGCAGCCCTTCCAGCCACTCATGTGCAAACAGCACCGAAGGCTTCCAGCCCGCGCGCACCAGGTCTTCCTTGGCCCGCGTCATCAGCGGCTTGGTGTGCGGCGTGAAGCCATCCAGCCGATAGCTCTGCAGGTAGTACAGCCACTTCGCCGCACCACCTGCCGCCTTGAATTCCTTGGCCGCCTCATACAGCCCGGCCGGTGCCTCCAGCGGGGTGTAGATCACCATGTAGCGCCGGTCGCGCTCTTCCAGTGCCAGCGGCTGGCTCTCGTTGCTGAGGAACACCACGTTCGCGTGGTTGCTCTCCCAGCGCGTCTCCTTCTGCATGCCGCGAATGGGGAACTTGTCCTGCTGCGTCACCACCATCTTCAGGCGGTTCTTGTTGTGATACATCTCCTGCCGGCTCACAACCTCGTCGCCCACGATGGCCAGCTTGCGCGAGATCCAGCCGTTGAATTTGTCTTCGAGCTCCGTCTGCCCCACGGTGATGCCGTAGACGCCGAACAGGTCGCGCCACACATCCCAGAACAGGTTCTTGCCAGTGCCCTGCGCGCCGTGGAAGACGCAGGCCGTGGCCATCTTTGCGCCGATCTGCTGAAGCGGCAGCGCCATCCAGCACAGCACCCAGTGCATCACCGCGTCCACATCGTCACCGGCGCCGCCCTCGCCTTCAGCGGCAGCACCGCGCGCGCTCAGCACACTCTCGCTGCAAAGGTGGCGCAGCAGGGCCAGCATCGGCTGCACCTCAGCGTCTTCGCACTTCATCGGCTCAAGCGCCAGGCCCGCGAACATGTTCACCGCCGGCGGCTCCGGGCTCTGCCCGGGCTCGAACACCAGGTCGACCGGCCTGATCATCTTGCGCTGCGGGGCTGAGCGCTCAAGCCACAGGTTCACTGGCGTCTTGCCGAACGCCAGCCGCATGGCCGGTATGCGCACCAGCATCAGCTCCAGGCAGTCCCACGCCTCGTCGGTGCTGTAGATGAGCACGAAGCGCTGGCACATGTGGTCGACCAAGTCCCACACGTTCTGCGGCAGCTTCTTCGCGGCACGCTTGGCCGGTGGAGCGTCCCCCTCCCCCTTCTTGGGCGCGCGGGGGCGCTTGGCTTTTCCAATCGGCACCACGTTGTCGGCGGCATCGTCATCGCCTGCCGGCGCATCTTCGGCGGCGTCTGAAGGCACCTGTTCTTCGGCTGGCTCACTGTGCGCAGCCCGCGTTTCCTCGACTGCGCCGGCTGGCGCCTGGCGTCGCTGCGGCGCCGCCAGCTGCTCGCCGATCTGATCAGCCAGCCAGTGCAGCGCATCGCGCGGCGTAGACATCCCCGGCAGCCACTTCAGCACCACGTCGATGGGCGACATGCCCTGCTCTTCGCCGAAATCCATGATGCCTGCAGGCAGCAGCTGCAGGTCTTCCTCAAGCTGCCGGCCCAGCGCCTTCGACGTGACGCGGTAGCCGCCCTGGAACTCGCGCGCCTCCGGAAACAGCCGCGGCACCCAGGCCCCCAGGCGCTGGTGCGCCGCATCGTTCACGCGGCGGAAGTTGTCGGTCTGGTGCCCTGCAGGCTGCTGCCGCGCAGCTGGCGCCGCGGTGGCCGCAGCAGGCGCCGGCGCTTCGGCCCTGCGTGCTGCCTTGTCTGCATCCTTGGCCGCCTGCACCATCTGCTGCAGAAAGCTCAGTGCAAAGGCCTTGATCGGCTGCACCTCGCGCGGCTGGCTCTCCCACGCCGCGCCTGTGCAGCAGAAGTAGCGGCCGCCGCAGTACACCTCCACGCCGATACCGTCGTGCTTGAAAGAGTCCGTCACCGGGCCCTGAACGATGATGTGCACGCCCTTTCCTGAAGGGCTCCACTCGGTATAGCTGGGGCAGGCCTCGATGATCTCCGCATGGTGCTGCCGCAGCTCGCCGCTCTCGGCCTGCACCGTGTCGTCGAGGTCGATGCCGATCAGCCCGTCGCCCTCCAGAAACGCAAAGCCCACGCCGGTGAACTGCTTGGCCGTGGCAAAGCGCTGCAGCGCGTCTTCCAGCGTTGCCAGCCGCGCGCGGTCTTCATCGCCACCCAGCTCGCCGAAGCGCTTGCTGCCAGTCAGGTAGTACGGCGCCTTCACCCAGGCACCGCGGTCGGTGTTCCACTCGGTCTGCCACAGCAGCCACTGCTTGCGCTCGCGCATGGCCTGTGGCGCATTGGCCCGCAGGCGCTGCACCAGGGCTGCGCGCTCATCGGGCGCCGCCGTCTTCGGCTGGTGCTGCACTAGGTTCCCCTGCCCAGCCGCGCGCCGCGCTTCTGGCGCAGCTCGTGGTCTTCACGGCACTCGGCGTCGCAGTACACCGTGTGGGGCAGACAGCACGCGCCGCAGTTCGAGCAAACGCCGGGCGTGCTGGCCGCAGTGGCCCGCGCACGCATGGCCTGCAACGCAAACGCACGCGCCAGGTTCTCTTCTTCGCGGCGCGTGGCCATGTCGTCGGCACAAAGGCGCTCGCTCGTATCCACCTCCGCGCCCACAAGCCGAGGCGCTGGTGCGCGGCCCGCTGTCATGACGCCGCCCCGTCCATCTGTACGCCAGCACACCGATCTCCCCCCATCGGGCTCCCTTGAACCGCAGCCTGTGCAGCGCTCGGCACCGCGTAGACACTGGCGTCATGAAAGTTCAGGCAAGAGGCAAAGCCCATCACCACGCGCGCTGCTGGGGCTATGTCGTCGCCGCCCTTGCGGCTGCACTGCGTGCTGCACAGGCCCAGCATGCGGCCGGAATGGAAGCGGCCGGGGCACTTGTCGCCCGGCTTGGGTTCGCTGAAGCCGATGGGCGGCGGCATCAAAACAGCGGCAACACGTCGCGTCTCAGTCACGGCCTACGCCTTCGCAGGTGGAATTTCTGCGGCTGGGCAGCAAGGCATGCCCAGCACGGTGGCAATGTGCTGCTCCAGAGACGCGCCCCTCGACGCCTCCCAACCCGGCAGCAAAGCCACCGCGTCGCACGTCATCAGCTCGCGAATGTCTTGCCGCATGCAGGTGGCCCAGGCTGCGCTGGGGTCGGCATTGATCTCGGCCGGGTTCACCACCTCGTGGCCGATGCCGCGCAGGCGTGCAGCTGCTGCATGGAAGGCGGGGAAGTTGAGATCGGGCAGCCCGGTCATGGGGCCTGCAACGTAGATGCGCATTCCTCAGGCCCCGACGCTGGCTGTGGACTCAGGGGCCGGGTGTTCTTCGGTGATCAGCTCGGGCCAGATTCGGTGCCAGTCTTCCGGCCGCAGGTCGCGCCGAGTTACTGCCGCATGGCTCGCTTGCTCAATGCGTACGCAGAGTTCGGGGCTTGGTTCCCGGCCGTTCTGGCGTGCCGCAATCTGAGAGAGATAGACCGCCGCAATTCCCAGCTTGGCCGCGAACTCACCAACTCCTCCGCGCGGAAGCTCGGCTAGGAACTCTCGCAGCGTCTTGGTATGCATTGTGCGCAACATACGGCCGAGCATACTGCATAACGATTGCGTATGCATAGCGCTTACGCTTCGCCCGTGAAAAACCCGAGTCATCGCAAGCTCATCCGTCAAGCCAACCTCAAGCAGCTGATAGAGGAGGCTGACGGAGTCACCACGCTTGCCGCGATGGTGGGTACGCAGAAAAGCTACCTAAGTGCTATGCACAAAGGAAGTCGCGGTGTGGGCGATGAGATCGCAGCTCGCTTGGAGCGAGCGATGGGGAAACCCACAGGCTGGATGGATCAGCAGCACCCTCAGGAGGGAACTGCACCCCCTAAAGCCGGACTGGCTCGCCATTTGAGCCACCAAGTGCAGTCTGATGAACTCCTACAGATTACATGGGAGTCATTGGTGACTGCAGTACCGAATTCGCTGTTTGTGCTGACCCTTCGAGATGACGCCCTCGCCCCTGAGTTCCCGAGCGGTACCGCTGTCGTCTGGAGCAAGACCAGGCTTGCCAAGCCTGGGCGCCTTGTGCTGGTTCGCGACAAGCACGGTCGCGATCACGTGCGCTGCTATCACCTTGGCCGCGCGCCTGGGCAATGGACCGCGGCCTCTAGGAATGCTGCTTTCCCTTCCTTCGATCCAATTGAGGATGGCCTTGAGCTGCTGGCAGTTCACCGGGGCGTCCTCGAGGCGGATGACGAGCCACACTAAGAGCACGTGCGGGGCATCCTCTTCAGACCCCAGGTCTATGCGCCTCTCAAGCTAAACCATCAAGGAACAGGAAGCGAGCCTGAGATGCGCAAATGCATAAAGTGTGGCCATGTGTCATTGTCCAATCCCGACCCGGCGGCGTGCCCGCAGTGCGGCGCTATCTACGCCAAGGTTGAGGCAGCGCTTCAGGCCCGCTCCGAAAAGCATCCAGTTCGCGATAGTCGACTCCCGGCCGCCGCGTCGACCCGGCCGATGACGTCGACGCGCGCATCGTTTGTCCAGCGCCTCCGCGCAGACAGCGCATACCCAACGTTCAGGGCTTTCGTGGGTGTTGGTACCGCCATGGCTTTGCTGTTCTGCGCCGCAGCGACCATTGGCGCGTGGTTCGTCAGCACCACGGCGGTCGCCCTGGGGGCAACGGCCGCGCTTCTGATCGTCGCGTTGGTTTTTGTCGCGCTGAAAGAGGCCTCCCTCATGCTTGCCGACATAAGCGACGCCACCCTTGCTGTTGCGCACAAGAGCGAGGCCAACACAGGCGATTAGCCGGCCCACGCACCGATCTGCCGCAAAGCCGCTCTTGAGCGGCTTTTTCGTTCCTGAAACGTCTTGCAGCAAAAATCTAAGGCTGTTATGCAAACTGCTTGACCTTTAAGTTATGCAGACTGCATACTTCGCCCCGTCAACACGACGGAGCGCAACATGTCCTCAGACGCTTTTGCCCTGCACTTGATGCAGCGCGCCCTGGCCCGCCCGGCCAGTGAACTGCACCCGAGCTTTCGGCCGCGCTACGAAGCGCGCCTTCGCAAGCTGGCCCAGCGCCTTATCGGGGCGGGCCTGTGATGAGCGGCGGCCGCGCCCTCGATCTGGACCTTCACCCGAAGGCCCACGCTCAGCACGAGCTGCAGCTCAACGTCTACACCTACGGCCCCACGGTGCAGCACCCTTGCATGCGCGAGACGGTGTACTTCGACGTCGACGCCGGCCCCACCCGCGCCGGCGTCAAGCTCACGCCCGACGAAGCCCGGGTGCTGGCCAACCAGCTGCTGCAGGTGGCCGACCAGGCCGAACAGGCCGCCGAAGAGCGCGAACGCGCTGAGAGCTTCCAGCGCATTGCCGAAGAAATGCGCGACGCCGAAGACACCGGCGCGGGCACCAGCTGCTACTACTGCCACCCCGACATCCACTACGTGGCCGTCGGCTGCATGGCCGCCAAGGTCGACGAGCTGGAAGCCGCAGGCGCGCAGCGCTACATGGTGCTGCCAGACCCCGGCGCCGTGCACCCGCAGTGGCGTCCGCTGGACACGCCCGCGCCCTACCCCGCGCACCCCGCCCGCTGGCCCGAAGGCTTGACGCACCTGCAGGGGGCCGCATGAAGGGCGTACGGTCCTCTCAGGCGCAGATTGGCTCGCCTGCTTCGCTGGCCGATGCAACCCGTCTGCACGACACCATGCACGCCGCCTTCGAAGCGGTGCGCAACGCCGTGGTGGCCACGCAGGCCAATCTGGCCTTGCACCGCAACTGGAATGCGATCGACCGCGCTTTATCGACGCAGCAGTTCAACAGCGGCGCTCAGGCTGCAGTAGCGCGCCTCCACGAACACGTCGGCCGCCTGGCCGGTGTGCGCGACGCGGAAGGCATGGCGCCCGTGGCCGCCTACTTCTCCGGTGAGACGGTCGCCAACCTGGGGCTGCCAGACGCCGTCCGAATCGGCGACGACGAGTTCGTGCTGCTGCGTTTCGAGGATGAAACGCACACCTCGAACGTGGGTAACGACGGCCAAGTGCTGCATGTCCCAAGTGTGCCAGGGGCAGAAAAATGAGCCGCACGCTGTTCACGCGCGACAGCGCCGAGCCTGTCGACACCCTGGGCGACGCCACGCCCGGCGCCTTCGACCCGCTGCCCATGCTGCAGCACCCCGCCATCCAGCAGGCCGATGAAGACCTGCGCCTGCCCGCCTGGGTGCTGGCCCTGGCGCCCGCGCTGGTGGCCGTGGTGGTGGTGGTCTCCAGCTTCTTTCCCTGGGGCTTCGCCCCTGCCCTGCCATGAGCGCCGACCGCCTCCACCAGGCCGTGGAATCGGCCTACGAAACCGGCTACGTCTGCGGCGCCCGCAGCGGCCGCCTGGCGGCCTTTCTGTGGGGCCTGGTGATCGGCGCCTGCAGCGTCGTCGGCGCGCTGCGCCTTGGGCTGGCCAGCGTATGAAGCGCCAGAACACCGAGCCAACGCCTGAGCAACTGCAGCTGGCCTTTCGGCAGCTTCGTCGCCCCGGCTGGCCTGCCACGGTGGAAGAGGCGCTGCGCGACCACGTTCGCGCGGTGTGCATCCGCGGCATGGCCAAGTCAATGAACCGGCCGCAGTTCGGCAGCGGCCGCCGCGTTTTGCCGCCCACGCCCACCAACGCACCACCGGTGCCGGCGACACCAGCGCTGCCACCACAGCGGCGCCAGGCCGCACTGGCGGCGCCTTCACGCCGCGGCGCGCAGAAGTTCGACGCCAAGCGCGCCGCCGCCAACGACAGGGACGACGACTGATGGGCCGCACCGCCAAGCCCCGCAAGCGCTACCGCCCCGGTCGCATCGAGCAAGACCCGCTGGAAGCCGCTGCCGCTCTGGCCGCGCTGCTGCCACCGGCCACGCGCGATGACCTCACGCGCAAGCTGCGCGCCGCCTTCGACACCTTGCGCAAGGGCACCGCCACTGTCGACGACTGGCGGGCCCTGGCCGACTTCCTGAACGTCGGCGAGGTGTTGTGCGAACTCAGCATCTGCAGCGACCGCAGCGCCGAGATCCACGCCGGCCACGCGGTGCTGTCAGCGCTTGACCGCCGGCACGCCCAGCGCGCCCGCATGGTGCTCACGGGCCCCGAGATCGTGGCGCTTGAGCTGGCCGTCGACATCGTGGCCATCCAGCTGCGGTACTGCACGCAGGGCGAGCTGCAACGCGCCATCACCACCACAGAGCGCCGCTTGCGCGAGGTGCTGGCCGGCAACGCGCCCAACGGCGCCATCGTGCGCGAGGGCAACAACCTCCCCGCGTCTTCTGCCGGCCCCGGCGCCTCATCTCCCATCTCCACAACGCGCACCACGCGCGCTTCAACCGCCCCGTGAGGAACCCGATGACCGAACCCATCTCCGACCCCGCCCAGATCCAGCGCACGCCGCTGCAAGACGCCGTGTGGCTGCCGCCCACGCTGCTGCGCCGCAACCCGTGGAACCGCACCCGCTTCGCGCCCGACGCGCTGGCCGAGCTGACGGCCAACGTGAAGAAGATCGGCATCATGCAGCCGCTGGTGGCGCGCGCCATCGAGGGCGCCACAGTCGGCCAGCCGCTGTACGAAATCGTCGCCGGTGAACGGCGCTGGCTGGCGGCCACCGCCGCCCAGCTGTCGCACGTGCCCGTGTGGGTCAAGGCCCTCAGCGACGTGGAAGTCATCGAGATGATGACCATCGAGAACGGCCAGCGTGAATCGCTGCACCCGCTCGACGAGGCCAACAACTACCACGAGCTGCTGCAGCGTTACGACATCGAGACGCTGAAAGACCGCATCAACCGCAGCAAGAGCCACATCTACCAGCGACTGAAGCTGCGTGACCTGTGCGAGGCTGGCCAGGCCGCCATGCTGGGCAACCCGCCGCTGAACCCCAGCACCGCCGTCGACATCGCGCGCATCGCCAGCGCGGCCGACCAGGCCGAGGCCACCGCCTACATCATGCAGGGCTTCGGCGGTGAACCGCTCAGCGTGCGCTCTGCGCGTGAGTACATCGCCAAGACCTTCATGCTGCGGCTGGAGAAGGCGCCTTTCGACGTGACGGCCACCTTCGAGGTGGCGGGCCCCTGCGGCGCCTGCCACAAGCGCACCGGCGCGCACGCGGGCCTGTTCGACGACGTCGGCACGGCCGACATGTGCCAAGACCGCCAATGCTTCGAGGCCAAGACCGAAGAGCAGCACCAGGCCACGCTGCAGGCCGCGCGCGATGCCGGCCACAAGGTGGTGGGCGGCGACGAAGCGCGCGCGCTGCTGCCCTCGCCCACCGGCTCGCCCGTGGCGCACCAGTTCTTCGACAAGCCCTGCCCCGCGTTCACCGACAGCAAGAAGCCGCTGCGCGAGCTGCTGGGCCTGAACTTCAAGGGCGTGGTGGTGCTGGACCACCCCACCACCGAGACGGCCATCGCCATCGTGCCCGACGACAAGGTGAAGAAGGCGCTGAAGGCCAAGGGCTTGCTGCGCGAAGAGCCCAAGCGCGCGCAGCCACCAGCGGCCGCACCCGCTGCACCCGCCGACAAGGCGCATCCAACGCTCAAGCCGCCGGCGCTCAAGCCGCCGGCGCCGAAGCCGCCGGCGCCGAAGCCGCTGACCGAAGCCCAGTTCAAACAGGCCAAGCTGGAGATGGCTGGCGACCTGTTTGGCACCATGCTCTTCAAACGTTTGCACGCGTGCATGACGCGCGGCGAACTGCCGGTGCTTGGCATGCGCCTGGCACTGGGGGAGATGCTTCTCAACGCCAGCTATGAGGGCATGAGGCTTATCTACCAGGCCAACGCCTGGGAAGACGTGCTCAGTGAGACGCACCTGTACGAAGACATGCGACGTCGCATCGGTCAGGCCGACGCCCGGCTGTTGGGCGAGCTGATGATCCAGGCCGCCATCTGCGAAGAGCTGACGAACGGCACGCCGCTCAGCGAGATGCACGAAGGCTCTGCCCTGCAACTGGCTGAAGAGTACGGCCTCGACGTCGATGCCATCAACCAAGAGGCCGAGCAGCAGGCTGAAGAGAAGCTGCAGGCCGAGCAGGTGCGCCGCGGTGCACCCGCACCGGCTGCCACACCCGAAGCCGCGTTCGCTGCCGCAGCGCCGGCGCCCGCCAGCACCGGCGGCAAGGCGACGGTGAAGTACCGCAACGCCGCCACCGGCGACAGCTGGTCAGGCCGCGGCCTCAAGCCCCGCTGGCTGGTGGCTGCGCTGGAAGCTGGCAAGCAGCTTGCCGACTTCGAGGTGAGCGCGTGAAGCCCGTGCAGGAATGCTGGCTGGCCGCTCGCGGCGACATCCTGCCCAAGGGCTTGAAGGCGAACACGCCCGAGGAACTGGAGCTGCGCCGTGTCTTCTTCGTCGGCGCGCTGTGCCTGCTGCAAATGCAGCAAGGCACCAAAGACCTGCCGCCGGACCACCTGGCCGAGTTCGAAGCCGACATCACCGCCGAGCTCTCCGTCTTCCGCGCCACCGTCGGCACGGCGCTGGAAGGCCTTGTCTAGCCCACCACTTCAGGAGCCCTTCATGAGCACCACAGACAGCACCGCGCCCGCGCCCAAGACCTGGGCCATCGTCGAACTCTTCGGCCACTCGCGCCTGGCCGGCCAGATCAGCGACCACACTCTCGGCGGCGAGACCTTCACGCGCATCGACGTGCCCGAAGTCAGCGTCACCGAGACCGAACGCGTCGACGGCCAGGCCGTGCCCGTGCGCCGCGTCATCCAGGCGCACACCAAGCTCGTGGGCGGCAAGGCCATCTACAGCGTGGCCTTCGTCGACGAAGCCACCGCACTGGTGGCCGCGCACGAGATCCTGCACACGCCCATCACCCGCTGGCAGCTCATCAGCCAGCTGGAGCAGCTGCCGCTGAACGACCGCCGCGCGCTGCTGGCCATCGAAGCGCCTTTGGTGGAATGAAAGCACTGAGCATCCGCCAGCCCTGGGCCTGGCTCATCGCACACGGCATCAAGCCGGTGGAGAACCGCACGTGGCCCACGCCGCAGCGCGGCGAGATTCTCATCCACGCCGGGCAGGTGTTCGACACCGAGGGCCTGCACTCGGTGCTGCAGGCCTTCCCCGAGATGCGGCCCCGGCTGCCGCAGCAGTACGAACTGGGCGGCATCGTAGGCGTGGCCACAGTAGTCGACTGCGTGCAATCGCACCCCAGCCGCTGGTTCACCGGCCCGTACGGCTTCGTGCTGGCCGATGCGCGCCCGCTGCCCTTCGCACGTTGGCCCGGGAAGCTGAGCTTCTTCGAAGTGCCCGACGGTGCTGCAGACCTTGCGCTGCGCGGCGGCCTGGCCGTACCGGCCGAGCAGACCGGCCTCTTCTGAAAGACCTGCCATGACAGTTCGCGTACCCATCAAGGTCTTCCACATGTTCGGCGCCATCGGCGGCGGCGCCAAGGGCTTCAAGCAAGGCCGCGCCCGCGTGGGCAACCTCGAAGCCGATTTCCAGTGCCTGGGCAGCATCGACATCGACCCGGCCGCCAACCGCGATTTCCAGCGCCTGGTGGGCGTGCCCGCCTCCACGCTGGATCTGATGGACCGCGAGCAGTACGCGGCCTACCACGGCCGCCTGCCGCTGCCTGAATGGCGCGAGGCCACGCCGCAGGATGTTCAGCGCGCCGCCGGCTACCAGCGGCCGCACATCGTGTTCCTCTCCGCGCCGTGCAAGGGCTTCAGCGGCCTGCTCAGCCAGGCCAAGAGCCTGACGGCGAAGTACCAGGCCCTGAACCGCCTGACGCTGCGCGGCGTGTGGCTGATGCTGGAAGCCTGGGCCGATGACCCGCCCGAGCTGGTGCTCTTCGAGAACGTGCCGCGGCTGGCCACGCGCGGCCGCGTGCTGCTCGATCAGATCACCGCCATGCTGCGCAGCTACGGCTACGCGACCGCGGAGACCACGCGCGGCCGCGTGCTGCTCGATCAGATCACCGCCATGCTGCGCAGCTACGGCTACGCGACCGCGGAGACCACGCACGACTGCGGCGAGCTGGGCGGCCTGGCGCAGAGCCGCAAGCGTTTCCTGCTGGTGGCGCGGCACATCGAGAAGGTGCCGCCCTTGTTGTACCAGCCCGCGCATCGCGCCCTGAGGGGGGTGGGGGAGGTCCTGGGGAAGATGCCGCTTCCGGGTGCCCCGGAAGGCGGGGTGATGCATCGCGTGCCGGCGCTGCAGTGGAAGACGTGGGTGCGCCTGGCCTTCGTCGAGGCCGGCGGCGACTGGCGCAGCCTCAACAAGCTGGCGGTAGAGAACGGCCAGCTGCGCGACTACCTGGTGGTGCCCGCGATGCATCGTGGAGGCTACGGCGTGCGCCGGTGGGAGGCACCCTGCGGCGTGGTGGCCCGCGAGAGCAGGCCTTCGAATGGCGCTTTCAGCGTGTCCGACCCGCGCTTCGCGCAAAGTCTTAAATGGTCCGACGGGCACGCCTACGGCGTGCGGCAGTGGCATGCGCCCAGCGGCACGGTGGCCGGCCAGACGATGCCCGGCCAGGGCACTTTCTCAGTGGCAGACCCGCGGCACCATGGCCCTGCGAAGCACAACAACGAATTCCGCGTGGTGCGCTGGAACCGCGCGGCGAACGCAGTCACCGGCTCGCACGGCACAGGCCAGTGCGTGGCAGACCCGCGGCCCGGCGCCGAGGTGTTCGGCAAATACGCCGTCACGCGGTGGAACGAGCCGGCCGGCACCTGCATCAGCGGCAGCACCACCGGCCAGGGCGCCTACGCCGTGGCAGACCCGCGCAGCGGCATGGGCCCCGAAAGGGCGGCCTACCTCTCGGGTGGCCACTACGGGGTCACCCGCTGGGGTGACAGCGCCGGCGCCGTCAGCTCGGCCGCCTGCCACGACAACGGCCGCTGGAGCGTGGCCGACCCGCGCAAAGATCTTGGCCAGACTGACGAAAAAGCGCGCATCGACCTGCCAGCGCCTGACGAGAAGTTGGTGGCCCTGATCCACGCGGAAGACGGCACATGGCACCGGCCGTTTACCACGCTGGAGCTGGCGGCCCTGCAGAGCCTCTTCGACCCTGAAGACCCGCTCGATCTGGCTGCGTTCTGTCTGGACGGCAGCAGCGACAGCGCCTGGCGCGAGCGCATCGGCAACGCCGTGCCGCCGGCGGCCGCGGCCGCCGTGGCCAGCGAGATGGGCCGCACGCTGCTGCTGGCGTGGTCAGGCGAGACCTTTGCGCTTTCGAGCGCGCCTGTGTGGGTGCGGCCGGTGGTGGCCGCGCTCAGTGTTTCGAGAGGAGCAGCCGACCATGGCTGAGAACACGAAGATCGAGTGGGCCGACCACACCTTCAACCCTTGGGAGGGCTGCCAGAAGGTCGGCCCGGGCTGCGACAACTGCTACGCCGAAACCCGCAACGCGCGCTTCGGTGGCGGCGTCGCGGTGAACTGGGGACCCGGCGCGCCTCGGCGGCGCACCAGTGCGGCGAACTGGCTCAAGCCAATGCAGTGGGAAGCGCAGGCCAAGAGTGAGGGCAGGCGCTTCCGAGTGTTCTGCGCCTCGCTGGCGGACGTGTTCGACAACGATGTCCCGCCCGTCTGGCGTGCTGACCTGTTTGACCTTATCAAGCAGACACCGAACCTCGACTGGCTGCTGCTGACCAAGCGCATCGGCGCCACGTGGAAGCTGATGGCCGACGCGTGTGGCGTCTCGATGTTGTCGTTGAAGATTCCACTGCCGAACGTCTGGCTCGGCGCCACCGTAGTCAACCAGGCCGAGGCCGACCGCGACATTCCGAAGCTGCTGGCGGTGCCGGCGCGCGTCCGATTCCTTTCGATCGAGCCGATGCTGGGGCCGCTGGATCTCCAGAAGGCATGCACGAGGCGGTGCCCGAATGGCGATTGCTTCTCCCACGAAGCTGGCCGCCGCGTGGTGGTGGACTCGGAGAATGGCGGGACACTGGCCGAGTGCATCTGCTCGCGGCTGAACGGCTTGCACTGGGTCATCTGCGGCGGAGAGAGCGGCCACGCCGCACGGCCGATGCACCCGGATTGGGCCCGGAGCCTGCGCGACCAGTGCGCCGCGGCCGGGGTGCCGTTCCTGTTCAAGCAGTGGGGCGAATGGACCGAGCAAGACGGCCACAAGCCCACTCGCACGTTCAGCATGGACACCGATGTCGGCGAGACGCTGGCCAGCCGCTGCGATGGGTTCATCAGCCAAGCGGGCGAATTCGTGCGCGACATGGACGATGCGACTACCGACGAGCCGTACCGCGGCATGTTGCGGATCGGCAAGAAGGCCGCCGGCCGCCTGCTGGATGGCGTCGAGCACAACGGGTTCCCTAACGCAGAACTAAGCGGGCGCCCCGCACGGGCGTGGACGGAGCGCGCTGCTGCTGTAGGCGCTCCGCTTGAGTGACGGGCTAGGCAGCCTGTTTGACAATCGAGAGGATGTAGGCATGAAAGAAAAGCACGGCGAGTACATCGCCATTTACTGGGAAGACGAGTGCGACCTCGAATACGTGCGCGGCCATGTGACGCTGGCCGAGGCGCGCGCCGCGCTTGAGTTTGGCTGCGGAAAGGGGCGCGGCGACTTCGCGCACAGCGTCACGCACCGCTGGGCGCGCTGGCAACCGGCGCCGCGCGGCAGCGACTTCGACTCGTTGTTCGTGGCTCGTGATGACCAGGCGCGAGGGTGCTTCGCCGTTACCGAGGTGAAGCTGGGGAAGAAGATGGCGCCCGACGTGTTGGCTGCCTAACGTGAAGTTAGGCCTGCGGACTTGGAGAAACGAGATGGACGAAAAAGACGCCAATGCACAAGGCCTTGAAGTGCACCGCCGAGATATGGCATTCGTGCGAGGGTACGTGACGTGCACAACCTGCGCATGCAACTACCACTCCGCAGACGATAGGCCAGGGAACCGGGTGCCGACCTACTGCCAGCGCTACAGCATCCACATTGACCCAGCGGCAACGGACGCGAACATTCTGCGCGCCGAAGCCTGCGATCAGTGGGTGCACGAGGCGCTGGACAGAAACAAGGTGGTGCACCCGGATCACGCCTACCGCTACGACAAGTGGCAAGACAAATGAGCAGGCCTAACGCAGATTTAAGCGGCCGTACTCGGTCCGCTTGAAAGACGGGTTAGGCGCCTACCCACGAAGCGCGCCAGACAAAGGACGGATGATGGACAACCAAGTTACTGTTCTGCCGGACGGCAGCGCGTTTGCCACCGCAAGCTGGCCGCTGCCAAAGGACCACTGGCTTTATGCGCCGCGTGGCGAGTGGGACAGCAAGCGCGACGACTACGCGGAAACACCGCAGCCGATCTTGACCAACGCGCAGCGCCATGCCGTGACCGCTGCCGGCCGCTATGCCGTGCGCGGCGCCACGATGTGCGGCACGGAGATGGACTTCGACCCAGACGCGCTGGTGCTGAACCTGTGCTATGCCCTGTGCGGGCCAGCTGGTGGCGCCACGCTGGCGGCAGACAAGCCGCGATTCACGGTGCATGTGGCAGGCCCGGATGACGTGGTGCCGTTCCATGACGAGCTGGAGGCGCACCGCTACGCCAACTCTGTGAACGCGACCTACCTTGCCGACAGGCTGAAGAACCCAGAGAGCGAGGTTCTATGCGTGGCGACGGTGCATGCGGGCGCCTAACTTGAATTCGACCGCACACCCCGCGGCTTAACACCGGCACCCCAATGCTGACCACCCAGGCACCGCCCACCTCCGGTCTCATTACGCGCCGCAGCACCCCAGCTGCGAGCCACGGCACGCCTGAGCCCGGTGCGCCCGGCCACCTGCAGCATGCGCTGGTCTCGGCCATCCGCACGCGGCACTACAGCCGCCGCACCGAACAGGCCTACTGGCACTGGGTGCGACAGTTCGTGCTGTGGTCAGGCAAGCGCCACCCGGTGGACATGGGCGCGCCGGAGGTCGGCGAGTTCCTGACGTACCTTGCGACGCAGCGCAACGTGTCGGCCAGCACGCAACGTGTCGGCCAGCACGCAGCGCGTGGCGCTGTCTGCGCTGCTGTTCCTGTACCGCAGCGTGCTCATGATCGACCTGCCCTGGGTCGACAACATCGTGCAGGCCAAGCAGTCGCACACCCTGCCCACGGTGCTGACGCGCGAAGAGGTCTCGCGCCTGTGGCAGCAGATCCCTCAGGCCTGCCGGCGCGGGCTGGTGCTGCGCCTGCTGTATGGCACCGGCATGCGCTTGCTCGAAGGCCTGCGGCTGCGCGTGCAAGACGTCGACTTCTCGGCCGGCAAGATCACCGTGCGCCAGGGCAAGGGCAAGAAGGACCGCACCGTGATGCTGCCCCAGGCCCTCAGGCCCGAGCTGCAGGCGGTGCTGGCCGAGCGTATGTCGCTGCATCAAACCGACGTCATCGTCGGCCGCGCCGACGTCGAGCTGCCACACGCCATCGAGCGCAAATACCCGCGCGCCGCGCAAGACCTGCGCTGGCAGTTCTTCTTCTGCACCGACGAATACGTGAAGTGCCCGACCACGGGCGCCATCAGGCGCCACCACCTGCACGAGGATGGCATCCAGCGCCTGATGGCTCGCTCCGTGCGCCGCGCTGGCATCCTGAAGCGAGCCACGCCGCACACCCTGCGCCACAGCTTCGCCACCCACCTGCTGCAGGCCGGCTATGACATCCGCACCATCCAGGAACTGCTGGGCCACGCGGATGTGGAGACCACGATGATCTACACGCACGTTTTGCCTGCAGCTCAGGGCGGCCGCGGTGTGCTCAGCCCGTTGGACGCCGTCGCATGAGCCTGGTTATCTACAGCGTTGACGAGGCTGCAGCGCTGCTTCGCTGCAGCACCAAGACGGTGGAAGAGTGGGCGCGCGACGGCAGGCTGGCCGGTATCAAGCCCGGGGGCTCATGGGTATTCCCTGCCGGCGCTCTGGCGCTGCGCCTGGACGAGCTGGCGCTCGAAGAAGCGGCCGATCGCCGCAAGCAGACGAAGCCGGCGGCCACCCTGCCGGCTGCCGCGCCGGCCGCACAGGGCAAGCGCAAACAACGGCCGCTGCCGCGCCTTGTGGATCTGCGGCCCGGCGCACCAGGCTGATCTCAGGCCAGCCTGGCGGCGAGGTCTTCGCCGCGCAGGCTGGCGTAGCGCAGCACCATGGCCAGGTTGGTCCACCCCATGATGCGCGCCACCTCGACGTCGCTGAACACCCAGCGCCCAGCTGCATCGCGCAGCTCGAACCACCGGCACGTGGCCTCGTGCCGCAGGTCGTGCTCGGTGGCGTCTTTCACGCCCGCGTACGCGAACAGTGTGGCGAAGCGGGCCGATAGACGCCGCGTGCACCGGTCAAGCTCGGCCGTCGACCCATCCCAGTAGGGCCACAGCAGGCCTACGCGGCCTTTGCAGCGGTCGGCAAGGCGTTGGCGTAGGTAAACGGGAATAGGCACCGTCCTGGGCTTCACAGTGCCCCGCGCGCCCTTGCTGCCTTCGACGCGCAGCACGCCCTTGGCAGTGTCGACCTGGTCCACCCGCAGCCGGTAGGCTTCGCGAAGGCGCAGGCCCATGCACAGCAGCACGTCGAAGAGCAGCTCGAACTCAGGGTCGCCGCCTTCTGCCCAAGGCCGCTCGCGGCCCTCGCGCTTGACTCCGGCCAGCGCCAGGCGGATGGCCGCTTCCTCGGCCGCGCTGAAGCGACGGTCTCGATGGCGATCGACACGCGCCTCACGGCCGTCGAGCTCAAGCTTGTGCCGTTCGGCGGTGGTGTACTGGCTGTAGCCGCGCGCCAGCAGGCGCAGCGGGTTGACGGGCGCCGCGCTGTCTGCCGCCGCGTGCGATGCCAGGTGCCAGTCGATGACCCTGGCCAGCCCGCCCACACGTTTGCGGATGGTGCCGGGTGCGAGACGACGCACCAGTTTCATGTCGCGCACCCACTCGCAGGCCCAGCGATACGACACCGTCGACATGCGCACCGTGGCCAGCTCGTCGAGCATGCTGGCCAGCAGCTTGTCGTCGCTGTCGGTGAGGTGCGGCGCGCCCTTCAGGTAGGCGCGCACCACGGCCATCACCGGCTGGTCGACCGCCGGCACCGGCGCAGTAGTCTGCAGCTCGGCAGGCAGCACGCCGCGGTCGAGCATGGCATCGAGCTGCTCACCGTAGTTGTTCGCCGCCGTCTCGTCGGCGAAGGTGGCATAGAACGGCTTGGGCAGCAGGTTGTGCTTCACCCGCAGTTCGAACTTGCGACCGCGCGGCCTGACGTGGTGTGCCATGAGCCCTCCCGCCAACTCGACTGGACGCCCAATGCAGTCCGTCACAAGGTGGCATTGCCACCTATTCTGGGTGGCGGCGCACCGATTCTGGCGGATTCCTACGGCAAAAGCGAAAACGCCCCGCGACTGCGGGGCGTCTAAGTGCTTGAATCACAAGCATTTTTCTGGAGGCGCGATCCGGAGTCGAACCGGACTAGACGGATTTGCAATCCGTTGCATAACCGCTTTGCTATCGCGCCAAGGTCAGCTGTCGGCTGCTATTTTCAGCCAAAAAGAAGGGAAGCCTCAGCTTCCCTGTCTTTACGAACTGCTTCTGGAATTTGGAGCGGGATAAGAGGCTCGAACTCTCGACCTATACCTTGGCAAGGTATCGCTCTACCAACTGAGCTAATCCCGCATGTCTTTCGTACCGCTGTCTT